GAGGGGCCCGGGGCGCACCTCCATGCGTCTCTCGCCTTTATTTCGGTGTCAGGTGACCCCATATGTAAAATTTTGGCCCGATTTTTTACACGTTTGGCCCATGTGTAAAATTTTTTGCCATTTTTTCGACCAATATCGCCAAAAACGCCCTTTTTCGCGCAATCCCGGGATAGAGTAGCTAGATGGACGAAATTAGGAGGATTTACCCCGTATGATCAAGAAACCAGAAGATATCACCGAGGGATACTACATCATCACCCGCTTTGGCATGCAGAAGACCCCGAAATGGGTCTACACCGCGTTCCGAGCCGTTGGTGGCACCGTAGCACACGCATGGATCACTCGCACGCCCGCTGACCCTGAAACCCTTCTCATCAAGGAAGAATGGCCCGGGCTGGATGAAGCGCTCGACAAGCTGGAGGAACAAATCAGGAAAGAGGGCAAATGAGTCGTCTAATTACTTACGACGTGGGTGAAGTGTACCGAGTCCGAGTTGGACGGGCTTACGAGAACGGTGGAAGCTCTGAGGTATTTCTCGGGCCGTACCAGTCTAAGAACACCGCGCGGGGAGTAGCCACCTCGAAGATGCGCTTTGCTAAGCCCGGTGTGATCACTCACGCTGAGGTTCAAGTGCTGACCGGCCAATGGAAGGTTGACGAATGAGCCGCAACCCCGTCAGCAAGCGACTGCTCGGCAACGCACGCCTGTTCATTGATCAGGCCCAAGCCGGTGACCGCGAGGCCCAGCGTAAGCTCAAGGAAATGATGGTCAAGCACGACCAGCAGATGCCACAGGTTCTGTACTTGCTGATGCAGGAATCGCTTGAGGCGGCGTATCCTGAAGAGCCTCGTGACTGTCTTGACGCTGGCACGGATAACGGCTGCTACTATCAAGAACCGCACAAGCACGGCTTTGCTTGCGACAAAACCTGCACCGAATGCAAAGGACGATAACTAATCATGGACATTGAACTCGAAATCCAGAAGATCGACGGCGAGCTACAGGAACTGTACCGTGGCAAGTCCACGAACGTCATCCGGCTCAAGCAACTCTGGGATCGTCTGGACGTACTGGAGCGCATGAAGGCCAGTGGCGACCAGTCGGGTGCTAAGCGGGTCATCGGCTAATGCTGGACTTCCTACTGGTCTGCACGTTCTACGCGGTGATCCTCATTGTCGTGCTGGTGATTATTGCAGTATCGGCGCACCGGTCATGAAAGGCTGGCACCTGATCTGGATTCTGCCGCTCGCATTCGTCCTCATCATGGCTGCGTGCGGGTTCATTCTGGCGCGGATCATGAACCTGTGGATGGATCATGAAGGGTAGCGATCTACTCGCTTGGGTGTTCGTTTTTTCGGTTGTGGTAGGCTCTTTCCTTGTAGGGGGAGCCTACCTTTTCGATCTACTAGGAGGATTGTAATGGGAGAAGAGAAACGCGCTGAGGATAACTACCTCAAGGTGCCGATTATCCCGGTGCTGGTGATTCTGGGGCTTGCAGCATGGGGCGTCGGGGATATCATCAATCACGTCATCAACTGGGTGAACACATGGTAATCCCGGTCAAGTCCAAGACGGACAACGCTATGGACGGTCTTCTCGATCACGTGGCTGACAAGAACAAGTCAATTGACTTGGCGGCGTCAGTGATGAACGGGTGGGAGAACGCAGCACCCAGCCTCAAGCAACCGTTTGACGAAATCCGCAAGGCTCTTGGATTGGACGTAACCTCAGAATGACAACGACGACCCCCGGTGGCATCCCCGCCTTCGCGTACGAACCCGAGCCGAAGATTTATATGAACATATCAGGCATCACCCGCCACGTCAAGGTAACCCTGCACGACGAGGGGGATGACGGCACCGCAGTCTGGAAGGCTGAGATTGTCGGTGAGGATGACGTGTTCGTAGAGGGCCGCGTCAGTGACACGATCTGGTCAATTCTGGACAAGGTGGCTCACGCTTATGACGAGTGAAGTCGAGCCTACATGGCCCGCCGAGAGATTTCTAGTCTGTCACACTTTCTGGAAATATGGAATTGACCCGCGCACCATCATCGAAGACAGCCTTTCCACTAAGGGATACGAAACTTTCTCGTACAACGCTGCCGGTGGTCGGGTATTGAACGGTGAGGACTGGGAGCGCACATTCGTTCCGTGGGAGAACGAAATCGTCGCAGGTGAAGTCCTCAAGGCTGTGCAGCAACAGTTTGCCAAGCGTTTCTTCAAGGAATAGGAAAAACTAAATATGAGTAAGTTCCGCATCATGTATGAAGTGGAGTCGTACGATATCAACTCCGCACTCAATCTAGCGCACACTCTGCTCTTCACGCAAGAGATTGACGCAGATAGTGTGAAGGTCGAGCCGGTCACCACCGACCCGGGTCGTAGTTTCGGTGACCCCGTAGTGGAAGCTTACAAGGGTAGCGCGACCGAGGCTAAAGTCAATGAGGCCGCTAAGCATCCAGAAACCCTTGTAGAGCGTCCCCAGCGCAGAATGGCAGAAGAGGAAGACAAGCCGCGATTCTTTGACAAGGTGCTTGGCTGGCTCGACAAGTCGTGATACAGTAGAAAAGCAATCTCAGTCTGACGAGGCAAGCTCTAATACGTGCAACAGGGTGGCGACCCACCGCCAACAATCTGAACTAGCTCAATGGCAGAGCAAGAAACTGTTAATTTCTCGGTTCGTGGTTCGAGTCCACGGTTCAGAGCGCGGAGTACCGCCCTTCGGGGTAAGGCACCAGCCTTGGTTCACGGCAAGGAGTAGTGGACTGTATGGTCAGGTAGCTCAATTGGTAGAGCAACGGTCTCCAAAACCGTAGGTTGTGAGTTCAAGTCTCACCTTGCACCGCGCGAAACGAGTGGTGAAAAAGGGTTTGTAGTAGCCGGGAACCAAACCAGAAACCCCGAAAGACACAGGCCGTGAGGGAAGTTCCCACGGTGCCAACTGTTAGGGTTCCCCTCTCCATGAGACAATTGACTAATGGAGACAGACGTTGTACTATCGCGCTCAGCACTTGACGAGCGCCTACTTGCCAATGCGCGCAAGTCACTGAGGGAAATCTCGGAGATTACCGGCCTCGGGGTCGAAGAGCTTGCCGAGCGCTACTCGATCCTGTTCGAAGAGCGCGGCTGGCTGACTGAACGGCAGGAAGAGCGCCTACTGCTCATCGAGCTAGGCGACATGCTCACAGACGGCAAGGCACGGCTCAAAGAGGCCTCTCTAGAGGACTACGCCTCTATCTACCGGGCTATCCTCGCCAACATGACCCTCATGGCCAACCGCATGGATATGCGCCGTAAGCTGGTCGATGAGGATATCAACCGCATCACGCACGCCAATGCGCGGCAGTTCGGTGCAGCCTACGACACGGCAGTGAACCATATAGTTGCTTCTCTGCGTGCGGCCCACCCTGAGATTACCGACGAAGAGGTCGAGCAGTACTCCGTGGAGGGCTTGACGAAGGCCAAGCGCCAGCTTGCAAAGGTGACGCTGTAATGGCCTACATGCAGAACATCATTGACGAAGCCCTCGCTGAGGTGGCCGTCAAAAGCCAGAAGCGCATCTACCAGCACGATTTCAACGCGTGGAGCGCTGACGTGCTGGGCCGACGCTACTACGAAAAGCTGCGCGAAATCTCGGACGTGGCGCTGTTCGGGGACAAGACCCGTACGGCAGTGAAGAGCGCCAACGGTTGCGGCAAGTCCCTGTGGCTGGCCGATCTTGTCACGTGGTGGTCAACGGCGTTCCCACCCGAGGACTCGCTGGCGATTATCACCGCGCCTACCCTGCATCAGATTCAAAACGTCATGTTCACGTACCTCAAGAACAACTATGGGTACGTGGCACAGGAGGCGAAGAGCGACAACGTTCCATTCGCGTTCAACGGCACGTGGATCAACGAATCGCTGGAGTGGAAGTACGCCAAGCCGAACGGTGCCGGTAACGAGAACATCGTCTTTGGCAAGCGCCCCTCTGACCAAGATATCGTATCAACCTTCCAAGGTACCCGCAAGGCCCGCACGCTGATCGCCATTGACGAGGGCGGCGGTGTCCCCGGTGAACTGTTCACGGCTGCTGAGGCGGTCGGTACCGGTGGTGAGACTGTAATCGTGACCATCGGTAACCCTGACAAGCGTGGTACCGAGTTCCACAAGAAATTCAGCGACCCGAAAGAGTCTGCCGAGTGGAACACCTTCACGATCAGCGCGTACGACCTGCCCACCATGACGGGCGAGATTGTATACCCGGGCGAGCCTGAGAAGCAAGAGAAGATGCTCAAAAAGGGTCTGACGACCCGTGAGTGGATCGAGCATAAAGAGCGCGTCTGGAAGGTCGGAGACAAGTGGGACGCTCGCGGTCTTGCCAAGGTTCTGGGTGAGTTCCCCGGGGAAACCGACAACACGTTCTTTCCGCAGTCGGCTATCGACAAAGCGGGTGAACTTGATATCGACCCCGCTGGCGCGCGCATCATCATCGGTGCTGACGTTGCCGCTGCTGGTAGTGACGAGTCCGTGGTGTACGTCAACCGTGGCGGGCACGTGCGCCTGTTCGACAAGGGCATCCACTACAGCGACGGTGGCGAGGATCGCATCACCACGGGTGTCTGGAGCAAGGAAGACGAGGTATCGTCTGCCCGCAGACTGCACGCTATCGCCACTCACCTCGGTGCGCACGAGCTACGTGTTGACGCGGCGGGCCTCGGTGGTGCTATCTTCAAGATGCTCGAACGACTTGACGAGTTCAGCGACAAGTGCTATGAGCTATTTGCAATCATCGGATCGAACACGGCCAGCGACCGCGACCAGTGGGCGAATAAGCGAGCCGAGAACCACGACAGCCTCAGACGGCAGATGATCGACGGGCTTATTGACCTCGACCCGTCAGACGATGTGCTGCGGAACGAACTGCTGGTGGCGACCTATGCGCTGAACAACCGTGGCGCTGTGCAGATCACGCCCAAGCGAGAAATGGTGTCCCAGTTCGGCGGATCGCCTGACCGCATGGATGCGCTGATCTACGCTACCACCGAGATTAGGGAAGCCAACGGCGGGGTTGCGGTCGGTGACGTGGTGATGTACGACTACGATCAGGCGCAGCAGGGCCATTTCTTCTATGACGATTTGGCCTCTGTGGGCTGGTAGAAAAAAATAGCGAAAAACTCTTGCAAAAGCCGTGATAACCTTGTAAGATGAGACCAATCGCGGGGCAAAACAGAGTAACCGGCCAATTTTCGCTGTCGGAAGCTCTTGAGCGCAACGAAATCTTGCAGGAATCTTACGCCGCCGCTACCGCTGCAATCATGTCGATGCGTGCGGATGAAGAGGGTTGGCTTCCGCTCAACAAGCTCAAAGAGAATGGGTTCACTCTCCAGAACCTGCACGACATTGCTGAGCAAGCCGAGCTACAGACTACCGGAAACCCGCTGCTCAAGCGAGGCCTGACGCTGCGAACCGAGTACGTGTTCGGTCGCGGTGTGGGGTTCGAGGCCAAGGTCAACAACGGCACCATCCCGCCCCGCTATCAGGACATTATGGAAAAGCCGGGCAACTGCTCGGTGTTGTTCAGCGAAGAGGCTTTCGAGCGCAATGAACGAGAGGCCTTCAACAAGGGCAACCTGTTCATGGCATACCGGAAGTCCACCAAGACATTCTTCCCTATCCCGTTCAATGAGATTAGCAACAGCGCCAGCAACCCCGACTTGCAGCAAGACGTGTGGTACTACCAGCGCAGCTACATCAAGACCAACATCAACGGCGAACCTGACGAAGAGAAGACGATTGTCTGGTACCCCGTACTGGAGAAGGCCGAAGAGGGACAGGCTAAGCTCCGTACCACGATTGCCGGTAGCCGTGTAGACAAGGACGTGGTGATTATAGACGCCAAGTTCAACACCCGCGTAGGCGGCGTCTGGGGAGTCCCTGACGTTCTCCCGGCCCTCCCGTATGCATGGGCGCACGCAGAGTACATTCGGGATGCCTCGAAGCTGCTCAAGGCGCTGTCCACGATTGCGTGGAAGGTTGTCTCGAAGTCTAAGAACAACGCCAGCAACGCCAGCGTCAAGATGGGCATGCCCAAGGGTGCCGGTTCCACGGCCAGCATGACCGACAACACCGATCTTGTGGCCATGCCGCGCTCGGGACAGGTGGACATGACGGACGGGCAGGAACTTGCCGGGTACGTCGCATCTGCCTTGCAGGTGTCGCTTGTCGCCATTACGTCAAACCCGGGTGCCGCATCCGGTTCGTACGGTGCTGCTGCCAGCCTCGACCAGCCTAGCGCAAACTCAGCGCGTGCGCGACAGGCTATGTGGGTGAGCTTCTACAAGCGCATCTATCGTGCAGTCGGCATGAAAGACGTGGTTGTCAACTTCCCGAAGATCACGGAAGACCCCATCTTCCGCCAGATGCAGAGCTTCACCCTCGCCTTCGCCAGCGGTGGTATCCACCAAGACGAGTACCGGGTTGCCGCCCTCGAAGCGCTCGATATCAAGTCGCTGCACGAAGAGGTTCCCGAGCCGAACGTGTTCACTGCTGCTGCCAAGTACTCGCAGGAAGCTATCGAGCAGGAAGAGAAAGCCGCTCAGGACGAAGCTGACCGTGCTACTGCATTGGCGGCACAGGGTCAAGCGGGCCTCGCGGGTGCCGGTGGAAGCGGAACGAATGACCTCCGCGACATGGATGCAACGCCCGGTACAGGCTCAGCTTAGACCTACTGACCAGCGGTTGTCAAGAGTCATGCTAAACTGGATTCTAGGATGACGAAAACTACGCTGCTCAAAGAGTCCACCGCGACTCCACTGGCTAAGTCAGGTAACCACTGGCGGGCCGTGCTTGTCACACCCGGCAAGGGTTCCAGCGGCACGTACTCGGAAGCTATGCTCAAAGAGTATGGCCCCAAGGCGTTCCCCAAGGGAACCCATTCCTACGTCGGCCACCCCAACAGTGAATACGAACAGCGCGACCCTAAGAACCTCATGGGCGTTCTCGCTGAGGATGCTTACTGGGAAGAGGGTGTAGGCGTCGTCGGCAAGCTCGACATTATGCCCCACTGGAAAGACTTTGTGGAGGCTGTTGCCCCCCACACCGGCCTGTCCATCTACGCAATGGGCAGCGGCAATGACGAGAGTGGTGAAATGGTGGTCGAGTCCTTGATTCCTGCCATTGACAACTCAGTAGACCTCGTGAGCTACCCGGGTCGCCCCGGTAGTGGCCTAGCCGAGAAACTTTACGAGAGTGCACGTCGCGCTTTCGTTGAAAAACGTACCGAAGATGTTTCGGGCGGGAAAGAAGGAAATGACATGACAGTAGAGGAACAGCTTGCAAAGCTGACCACTCTTGTTACTGAGTTTATTTCCGAAAGCAAGGAAGCCGCTGCAAAGCTGGTTCAGGAACAGGCTAACGCGGCTACGGCTGCTGACGAAGTGAGCGTAAAGGTGAAGGCGACTATTGAAGCGCTTGAGCTTGTTCACGATGCCAAGCTTTCTGACCCGCTTGAGGCTGAACTTGTTTCGGCAGTAGAAGCCGGTAACACCGACGTCAAGCCGCTCATCGAGCGCGCTAAGGGCATCGAGAAGGCTATCGCGGAATCGCTCTCCAAGAACGATGACGAGAATCTTCGCATCAACGAATCGTCCGATAAGTCCAAGGCTACCAAGCTTTCGGGCCTGAGCATCTTTGCAGGTGACAAGTAATGGCTCTCAATCACGCGATTGTCTTCGACAACACGTACCCCCTGCCCGCCCCTGCTACCGTTGACGGCGGCGAGGTCTTCCTCGTCGGTGGCATCGTAGCTGTCGCGCAGTACCCCGCAACTCAGGGTGAAATCGCTGGCGCTGCTGGCCTCCAGACGGTAGGATACCTTCACGGCATCCACCGCTTCACGGCTGGCACCGGAGCTATCACCGTGGGACAGCCCGTGTATATCACGACCTCGACCGCTGGTGCTGGCACCACGACCGTGACCACGACCGCTGCGTCGGGAACTTTCATTGGCTACGCCGTAGAGCCTAAGGCTTCTGCTGCTGGCCCTGTCTGGGTTCTCATCGTACAGGGTGCCCCGAAGGTAGGAAGCTAATAATGACCAAGATTACCGATGAGGCGTACTTCGAACGCTTCACGCCTCGCCAGAAAGAGGCCGCTGAGCTTCTGGACGGCTCGCTGAACGGTGACCGCACCGCCAAGCACAAGCTCGTGGAAGGTATCGCGACCAGCGATATCGCCGCAGCCCTCTCGCCCACGCTGAACTACCTGTCGCTCAAGAATTACGCGGCTCAGCCGAAGGTTTGGGATCAGTTCGCTGAGCGCAACGTGCTTGACAACTTCCTTGCCCAGCCGTACTACAACCTGTCGTTCGACGACCAGAGCAACATTGCTCCCGGTTACTCGGGTGACAACTTCATCCCGGGATCGCTCCCGACCGTGAAGGAGTACGCGCCGTACCCCACCATTAGCTTCTCCGCCTCGACTGCACAGTTGAAGCTGAAGAAGTCTGGTGAGGCTATCCAGTTCTCGTGGGAGTCGATCATCAACGACAACCAGCTTGGCATGCTTGAGCGCGTACCTACCGCGTTCGGTAAGCACGCTGCTGGCCGCGAGGACTCTGAGGCAACCAAGGGTCTTGTAACTCCCGCTGGCATCAACGCTGCGCTCTTCTCGGGCCAGACCGCGACCACGGGTGCGCTTACGCTCGCTGCTCTCCAGAACGCTCTACAGGCTATCGCAGTCCAGACGTACAACGGAATCACCGTATCCCCGGCTTCCAGCTACGTGCTGATCGTGTCCCCTCAGAACGAACTGAACGCCCGTAACATTCTCGCCACGACCGAGGTTTCGACCGAGGTTACCTCTGGCGGCACCGTTACCCGCTTCACCCGCGACGAGACGATTGGCTCGCGTATCAAGCTGGTTGTCAACCCGTGGATCACCAAGATTGCACCCACCGCTGGTGCCGCTTGGTTCCTCGTTCCGGCCCCCGGCACGTCCGACCAGAACCCGCCCCTTCTGCTCAACTTCCTGCGTGGCTACGAGTCGCCTGAGATTTGGGTCAAGGACAACGCCAGCTACTTCCTCGCTGGTGGCAAGGTTCCTGAGCGTCGTGGTTCGTTCGACAACGACGACTACCAGCTTCGCACGCGCCACACGGCTACTGGTGGAGTTCTCCCCACCGCTGGCTACCTCGCATCGACTGGTGTCTAACTAGTTTCCGACAAGGAATAATAGCAAAACCGCCTCCACTCTACAAGGGTGGGGGCGGTTTTGTCATGCTACACTAGAAAGGTAAACCCGCGTCCCTCCCGCATCGGTTTGCTAATGCCCCCGTAGGCTTGAGTCTAGGATTCGCCTACGGGGGCTTCCGCTTGCACGCGGCACGCTATACTGGTATTATGGCTATCAATCCCGGCGTGTACCCCCTTGTCCCCGGTACGCCCGTGGGTAACTTCCGACTGGCTACGGGCGACACCCAGAGCGTCCCGCTTGACCCTGTAGTGTCAGGGCAGCAGAGCTATACCTACAACTCCGATGCCGAGATAACCGCCTACTTGACAATGGGCGGTCAAAACATCAACCGGGGTATCGGCTACTACTACTTGTCCATGTCGGGCACCGCTGCAATGCAAGCGCGTTCGATCAAAGACTATGACCTGTCCATCAACACTGAGAAGCGTGCGGAAGGTCTTCGCCAGACCGCAGCTTACTACTTCGGACTCGCCGACGCTGAGGACGTTCTCGCCGGTTCGGAAGACTATTTCAACGTCACCCACACGGGCACGGATGAGTTCTCTGGGATGGAATACTTTCCCTACATCTACCCTGTGGAGTATGGCTACTCTGATCCTAGCGGCGAGCTTGCTGCGCTCAAGGCCCGCCTTGATTCTCTCGCCACTGTAGTAGTGGTTCCTGAGGGCGAAGAGGTTCCGCCCGGTACGCCACCCGGCACGCTCATTATCGAACCTATAGAACCCTAACCGAGAAAGGCCTTAGAAACATATGGCTATTGCAACAACCGCCCTCAAGAACACTCTTGCCACGGCGTACGGTACGGCAGCTACGCACGCTGCTCTGTTCACCGCCGACCCCGGCACCACTGGTAGCGTCACTGGTGAAGTAACTGGTGGCTCCCCGGCGTATGCTCGCAAGGCTATCACGTGGAGTTCTGCGTCTGCCGGTGTCATCACCGCGACCGTGACCTTCGATGTACCAACCGGCACCACGGTAACCTACGCAGCCGTCTGTGGCGGTCTGACCGGTGCCAACCTGCTCGACAAGGGTGCGGTCACCTCTCAGGCGTTCGCCTCTCAGGGTACCTACGTTCTGAACCTCACGTACACTCAGGTCTAAGACGGAAGGGGGTAGCGCCTCATGGCTACCTACACAACACCGTCGAACACCCTTACACCGTCAGGTGACAACAATGACGGCGGGGCTGGAATCAGCCTCGGTATGGTTGTCGTCGCCACCTCTACGGGGATAACAGCAACTGGCTTGCGCTGGTGGGCACCCGTGGCTGGTGCGACGATCAGCCCGTTCCTCCAGAATACAGCGGGCACAGTGCTGGCCACCGGCAGCAGTATCACAGCCGCGTCAGGCTGGAACAACCTGCCATTTACAAGCCCCTTTGCAATGACGCAAAGCACGCTCTACATGGTGGGCGTCTTCCAGCCTTCTACTCAGCGCTATTCGGCAGTGAGTGGTGCCCTTACGGGAAACATCGTCAACGGCCCCATCACCATTGACGCCTCGACCGGCTCTGCTGGTCGCTACAACTACTCAGGCACGGCAGGATTGATCTACGGATCGTTCGCCAATACCGCATGGTTCGGTGTAGACCTAGTTGCCACGGACGCTGCTGCTGGTTTCACGGGCAATATCTCTTTCACTGGTACTGGCACCCTCGGACTTGCAGGAACGCCCTCAGTGGCCCGCACAGCGGCCTTCTCAGGTACCGGCACGCTCGGCTTCACCGGCAAGCCTACGGCCTCTGGTTCGGTCACCCTCAGTGGCACCGGGACGCTAGGACTGACGGGCAACCCCGGTGTGGCTCGCACCCTCGCGCTCAGTGGCACGGGAACCCTCGGACTCACGGGCGCACCCTCCGTAGCCAGAGCGCTTGCCCTGAGCGGTACTGGTACGCTGACCACGACGTTTAGCATGGGTGCTTCTGGTGCGCTCGGTCTGAGCGGTGCCGGTACTCTGTCGTTCGGTACTCCCGTAAGCTACAACGGCAGTGTCGCGCTCAGCGGTGCGGGCACACTCGCCCTGTCGGGTAAGCCGGGGTTCAGCGCTGCACTGGGGCTGTCTGGTTCTGGCGCGCTAGCCCTGTCGGGTAAGCCTAGCTTTATCGCGGCCCTCGGCCTGTCCGGTTCGGGAACCCTGACGCTGACTGGCAAGGCCTCACTGATCGCAGTGCTAGACCTGTCAAGCGAAGGCACACTTGACACCAGCGCGTCAACGTCATTCAGTGGTGCGGTCGAATTCTCAGGTTCGGGAAGCTTGATCTTGCGCACCGAGGCTGGCCTGTATCGCTACTACTACTGGACTGGCACCGACGATATCCCCGCCGATATCGCGTACTGGAACGGTACCACAGAGTTGCAAGTCAATGCCCGACTCTATCCATGAGACAATAGAAGTTGACAAGAAGGGTTTCATGGCTTACGATTTCGCAGGAGAGAACTGGGCGGCTGAGATAGCTGCCGTCAGTGGCGACCCTGAATTCCAGAACTGTGAGATTCAGATTCGCAATCCTGATCTTATCGTCACCACGCGGGACATGCTCACGGGCATCACCACCCAGACCGGGAACCCTGTTCTCTGGCAAGGGCGTGCGAGGATCGTAGGCGTCCGTTCTGCTCTGGATATCAGCCCGGGCACCACGGCTACTCCATCGGGAACCAAGTCGGTGCGCGTGGTCATCCCCTACGGTGCCTACACCGGCAGGATCAACCGTGGTTGGCAGATTCGTGTCATTGACGGTGGGCGCAACCCGCAGCTTGAGCGTTACGTGCTGTTCGTAGAGTCCGACTTCAACTCAGGCAACGTGGCGTCGTTCGCCATTGAATGCTCTATCGCCGTAGACGAAGAGGCGAACTGGAATGCCTAGCTCGTGGACAGTGACCGGCAGCGCCGGTGACCTGAATGGTCTCGGTGAACGCCTCAAGCGACGGTATCACGAAAAGGGCGTAGAGGCAATGGCTTACGTCATGACCAAAGCCGTCGAAGACATGAAGCGATTCACCGCCAGCCGCCCCAGCGCAAAGAGCGGCAAGGCGGGACGTGTCGATACTGCGGCTATGCTCGAAGCGATTGCCAGCAAGTCTTTCCTTGAGGGCGCTGACCAGATCATCGGAGAGTTCGGTTTCGTAGACCGACAGGAACTTTACTTCAAACTACAGACCTCTACGGGCTTCCAGCACTACAGGTCTGGCGATTTCATTGAGCCGACCTTCGCCATGCGTGACGCTGCTGCGCTGGCCGTACAGGGGCTGCTGCTCAGATTGGCGACAAACTAATGGCCGGGCTAGACCTATTCACCCTACAGGAACTTGTCAAGGATTACCTCGTAGACAAGATCAACTGGCCGGTTGACACTGGCGCGACACCAGAGGCAGAAAACCTGCAACTGATTGACGGCGTTCTGTCACCGTACGTCGTGCTGCGCTTCTCTGACGGCATGCCCGCACAGTCGGAGAGGGGCAACTCTTTCGGGGGTGCGCTGTACGACGAGTACTACACCTACGTGGACGCCCTGTGTGTCGCAGCCAAGGACGTAGAGGCGCGTGCGCTGGCTTCAATCGTCAACCGCACACTGCTCGGGAAGGTGTTCGAGAACGCCTCTGAGGTCAAGAAAGCTTTCGGCGGTGGCACCTTTGCTGTGCCTGACGCGCAGAGAAAGCCTGTCGCTTTCGTGGCGATAGTGAGTTTCAGAATGAACTACAACCAGACAGGTGTCGGCACCGGATCGCTTATGACTCCGTAATGTCAAAGACCTGCTAAACTAGGAAGTGATATGAGTACAGAAATCGTAGCCGTTCGCAATGACATTTCCGGCGTGTCGTATGAGACTACCGAAGACATTGCGTTGGAGACTATCGCCAACCCGGTCTGGGGTGGTCACCTGTCCATCGTCCGAACCTCTAAGCCCGAGGTTCTCAAGCATCCGAAGGCCGACGAAAAGGCATCAGAAAAGGAAGATAAGTAATGGTTTCCGCACGCCTTTCTCGCCCCAATCAGACGTGGGCTATCGCCCTCGCATCGTCTTTCGCTAACCCCGCTGCGCCCACTGTAGCAGAACTCAATGAGCGTCGCTTCGTCCACCTCATGTCCTGTGCCTTCACCGAGGACGGTACCGAAATGGTACGCGGCGACAGCGAGCAGGATGACACCGTAACCTTCTGCTCCATCGGCAACGAGGTCACGCCTACTATGGCGAACATTACGGCCTCGATCACGTGGTTGAAGGATGCTAACACGGGCGGCTCAGGTTCGACCGCTGACCTTGTGAGCCTGTATAACAAGGCCACCGCCATGCTGTCCTATGCGGATATCCCCTACTGGATTATCTCGCGCACCGGCCCTGAGAACAACCAAGACACGCCTTTCGCTGTCGGACACGTCATCAAAATGGCGCTGTTCAAGACCGATATCGGACAGCCCGTGCTTGAGCAGAATGCCCCTGTCCGTGGTTTGCAGACTCCGCTCTTTCAGGGTTCTGTCAACTGGAACTACACAATCGCCAGCTAAGGAATATAACTCATGGCAGAAACTAAGATTACCGCTGACGGTTATGGCCTTTCCGTCTGGTTCGCCCTCCCCAACTATGCGGCCAACCCCGCTAAGCCTACGGTTGCGGAACTCAATGGGACGGCTAACGTCACCGAGTCTGTGGCATGGGAGAACTTCTCATTTGGCGCTCAGGCCTCGAACCAGACTGCTGACCCGTCGTTCTACGATGTGGGCAACACGCAGACCCGTGGCTTCGCCCAGTTCGGTGGAACTATTTCGTTCTACTACCCGAACAACTACACGGACACCAGCAACCGCAACCTCACCACGTTCCTTGCGCTCAAGGCTCCGCTGACGCTCGGCTACCTGATCATCCGTGCTGACGGCAAAAAGACCACGGCAGGTGTCGGTGACGCTGACAAGGCCGCGATTGCGAACGACTTCGTATCCATCTACAAGGTTATCTCGGATGGTTGGTCGGACGTAAACACGGGTGAGAACGCGTTCAAGTACACGATCACCTTCCAGCCTCAGGGCAACCTCTGGGTGGATGCTATCGTGGCTACCGCTGTCACCGTCGTCACACCCGTGGCTATCGGAACCGCGAACTATGTCTCGGCCACCAAGGGCAAGACCCCGCTCGGAACCTACCTGACCGGTCGCCAGCTTGCCGCTGTGACGAACTTCTGGAACGGTTACCCGGGACGCTTCACGTGGTCTAGCTCGGCCCCGGCTATCGCCACGGTTGACAAGAATGGTGTTGTCACTGCCCAGTCTGCGGGTAGCGCGAACATCATTGCAACCGACCCGGTTTCGGGTGTTGCGTCTACTGCACTTGCGGTAACGATCACCTAAGCTATACTAAAAGAGTAAACACCCGCCCCTCTACGCGAAAGCGCAAGGGCGGGTTTTCTTTTGTCTGCTACTATGGTAGGGTAGCCCAACGCGGGCAGCAAGATTCCAAGGGGAATATTCATGCATGATTCAATTGACCTACTGGTCGGCGCTCGCGTCGAATGGGTGGGGGATAAAGTCATCCTAGCTGCGCTCAAGCCAAGGCACATCGGCTCCGTGGTTACATTTGACAACTTCCTGTCAAACTACTCCGACGACTATACGAGCATTTCCATCATGGGAATCTTGGAAGCCGTCATCGGAACCGACTTGATCGTGAGCGGTGACGCTTACGAGTACGACCATATCAAAGACCTCAAAGTGTATCGGAGAATTGTCAAATGAACGAACCCCAGCTTGACGAAACATGGGACTTGGGCGAAGTTGTTGCCGAGCGCGCACAGCCGACCGACGAGGTAACGATCTACCTCAACGAGGTAGCCTCCCACGAAAAGGGCAAGCTCATCACCATGCACTCGCGCGCGGGTGTTGACAAGGTTGACGAGATTGACGCGCTTCTGGATGACGTGAACGCTATCCTCGAAAAGTCCAAGTACGTGGTTCACCTTACCGCAATCCCGACCCGCATGCGCGAGGATATCCGCAGCAAGTCGCTGGCCAAGTTCCCCCTCAAGTACGACCTCATGGGCCGCGACGAACCGGCCAACCAGATCGCACGCACTGAGCTTGAGAACAACATGATTTGGCATGCACAGATTATCAACGTCGTCAACCCCGAGGGCAAGTCCAAGCGTGACTGGACTATCGAGCAGATCGAGGCGTTCCACGACAGCCTTCCCCTGCCCGCCTCCAATGCAATCGACGGAGCTATCCGCGACCTGACCATCTCTGCCGAGAAGTTCACCGTAGCGTCTAAGGACGTAGATTTCTCATAGGGCGACTGACTTCTGACGATACCCAGAAGCCCTACATGTCGGCCCTCCGGTCGGCACAGATCAATCGTCAACGCCCCACGGCAATGATCCTGCACGACAACTATGCCCTGCACCGCAAGTGGTGGGACTGGGAGTGGACGCCGGGGGTGGGTGACGACGTGTGGACTGACTGGGACTACATTCTCGCAGATGTGTTCCAGACTATCGAGGACTACACTGATCCCGAGTCGGGACAGTTCATGCCCTTCGACCAGTCGGGTGACGTGCACTGGGACGTTCACTCGCGGTTCAGCGGGGCCAACGCGGCTATCGACAAGCGGCGCGCTGACAAGGAACTCAAGCCCGGGGAATCGCTCTACGCTGTACCGGTGTTCGATGAGAAGAAACCCAAGCCTACCCTCGAATCGTGGGCGCGGGACTTGCAAGAAGAAAAGGTCGGACGGCCAGAGAGCGTGCGGGATGCTCGCCCGCCCACGCCCGAAGAGCTAGCCAAGCTGGTGCTGTAGACTAGAAGTGTACTACTTCTCGTTACAGAACGCAAGGCCATAAGGTTGACCTAGTTCTGTCAAGTAATTGGCGGTGAATCTGCGTTGGCAGACGAAGACTTTCTAATCAGGCTACGGCTTGATCTTGGTGACGCCAATTCGTCAATCAACGCACTACAGGGAAACGTAAAGCGGCTCAATGACGAGCTAGACCGCACCAGTCGAACCAACGGTGCCAGCGCCCTGAACAAAGAGGCAGACGCAGCCCGGTCGGCAAAGAAAGCTGCTGACGACCATGCTAGCTCCCTCTCGACTACCCGCTATGCTCTTCTCGGTGTAAGCCTCGGCCTTGCCACCACCGGTACTGCGCTGCTCGGTATCGCTGCGGGCACCTATGCGGTGTCTATCGCGTGGGAGCGGGACTTCGCCAACGTCGTACGAACCTCTGGCGTAGCCGGGGACGCGGTACAGGAACTTCGCTCACAGTTCATTGACTTGCAGCAGACAATCCCTGTCGCGGCAAACGACCTTGCGGAAATCGGCGCACTCGGTGGCCAGCTTGGTATCGCGGCGAACGACCTTGTAGAGTTCACCTCGGTTGTCGCACGCTTCTCTGCCACTACCAACCTCACCGTGGATGCGTCGGCTACTGCGTTCGGTCGATTGAATGCCCTGCTGCCTGACGTGGGTGGTAACTTCGAATCTCTCGCTGACTCGATCCTCAACGTAGGTGTCAACTCGGTTGCTACTGAGTCTTCCATCACCGCTGTGGCTGTCCAGATTTCGTCAATGGGTAACTACGCTGGCCTCACTTCGAAAGAGGTTATCGGTCTGGCTGGCGCGCTGGCTTCCATCGGTGTAGCACCTGAGCTTGCACGTGGTACGATCACTCGTACCTTCACCCTCATTGGCAAGGCTGTGTCAGGTGGCGGCGAAGAGCTTGAGAAGTTCGCCAAGATTGCGGGCGTGTCCTCAGAAGAATTCGGCAACGCTTTCGGCACTGACAAGTTCGGGCCAATCTTTCTCAAGTTCGTCAACGGTCTGGACAGCATCAGCGCCAGCGGCGGGGATACCGTCAAGGCGCTGAACGACCTCGGCATCACCTCAGTGCGTGACGTTCCCGCGCTGCTCCGTCTTGCCACTGCTGCAAACTCGGCTGGTGAGGCTGGAAAGATTCTCAACCAGACTCTTAGTGATGCTAGCGTAGAGAAGTCTGCTGGCGCAACCATCGAACAGTACGGCATCATTGCTGCTACTGTAGCTGCCAAGATTCAGCTTCTGCAAAACAACTTCAATGCTCTTTTGGTCACCATCGGTGGCGGTGGCTCGATCTTCGGTGGTCTTCTGGACGCGCTGAACGGTGTACTCCAGACGCTGACCGATATCGCCTCCAACCCCGTGGGTAACTTCTTCCTCCAGCTTGGCGTGATCCTTACCGGCGTCATCGGCGTACTCGCGCTGGTGGGTGCGGCTATGGCGCTGAGCTATGCGGGTGTGATCGGCCTGACGCAGGCGCTGGTGGGCATGTCTGCCAGTGCTATCGGTGGACACGTCAGTCTCAGCAGTCTGCTGGTCACCATGCGCGCCACTGGCCCGGCTGGTGCCACTGCCGCTACTGGCATCAACCTCGTGTCCAAGGCTCTGCGGTTGCTTGCACTGGTCGGGTTCGTAGAGCTTGCCAACGAAGGCATCAAGGGCATCATCAGCCTTGAAGACCAGTTCTACGACAGCACCCACGGAATCGGCAACTCGCTAGACGACGTTATCGACCGCCTGAGTGATTCGCGTTTCGAGAAAGCTATTGCGGGACTTGTTGACGGCGGGCTAGACTCGTGGGCAAAGGACGTAGAGCGCAGCTTTGCGAACATCGGCTATACCGGTATCTCGCAGCTTACTGACGACCTCAAGGAACTTGACGACAGCCTTGCAGCAACCGTCAAGAGCGGCAATCTGCAAGAGGCGCAAGACATTATTGACAAGCTGGCGTCAGGCGCTGGTGTCACCTCCGACGAATACCTGACCCGTCTTCCCGAAACCCTCAAGGCTATCGGCCTTGCCGGGGAAGGTGCCAAGCCCGGTCTGGATGCTGTAGCACAAGGCGCTGCTGACGCAGAAGCTGCTACGGAAGAGCTTGCAGCCAGCCTCGGCCTGACAGCGGAAGAGTTGAAGTCGTTCAAGGATGCCATTGTGGAAGGTGGTACCGGATTCGTAGAGCTTGGTGACCTCATCCAGCGCAACCAAGACCAGACTCGGGGCTGGGCAGAAGAAACCTCGAAAGACCTGTACGGCTCCAAGGACTCGTGGCAGGAATTCTACGACGGCGTTTCGATCAACCTCCAGAAGTTCAACGAAGACCTGTCGAACCAGATAATCGCGCTTGACAACTGGCAGAAAAACCTCAGCATTCTCGTCGGTCGCGGTGTGGACGAAGGCGTGATTGCGCAACTGGCTCGCATGGGGCCAGAGGCTGCACCGCTGCTGCAAGCCCTCGTGGACGACACCACGGGTACCGCGCAGCAAGTTCTCGCCAACCTGAGCATGGCTGGTGAAGAGTCGGTGCAAGGCTTTGCCGATAACGTCACGGCCAACACTCCGCTTTTGCGAGCCGCTTTCGCAGCCGGTGGTGACGAAGCTGTCAAGGCGCTGTCAACCGCACTCGGTCGCGGTGACGCTGAGATTGCCCGGGTTATGGCACAGTACAACATCGTCGCTGCGCAGAACCCCATTCAGATTACCGCTGCGATCAACCGTAAGCAAATCGGTGACGCGATCAATAGTGTCATCAATTGGATCGGTGGCGCTAAGGCTACCATCCCCCTGTCGGCCAACGGTACCCCGTACCTCCCCTCCCCCGTCACGCGCGCAGAGGGTGGTGCAGTATTCGGCCCGGGCACGCCCACGTCAGACTCGATCCCCGCACGCCTCTCGAACGGTGAATATGTAATCCGTGCTGCCAGCGTGCGCAAGTACGGCATGGGCATGTTCGACCAGTTGAACCGTGGTGTTGCAAAGTTCTCCCGTGGTGGCCCCGTACAGCGGTTCGCTGGTGGTGGCGCTGTCTCCCCCATGTCTCTTTCGCCTCGTCAGTTGCGTGACGCACCGACAGGTGATATCCTTGTAATGCTAGATGGTGAAGTGATTGCAAGGGCAGTCAACAAGGCGAATGCTCGCGCGGGAAGTACTGGAAACAACTAATGTCCGACAAAAAGATTTGGTTCGGCACTCTCTATGAGACTTCCCTCCCGGGAACCTCCAGCCTGTATCAGAACTGCAAGATGAGTTGGGTACCTGCTCCTGACACTGGAATGTCAGCGGGCACGTACGGGTACTCGCAGTTGATAGAGTACGAAAACGGTGGCGCTTCTGTCGTGTCCTCTGCTGGAACGCACCGTCGTTATGACATGGACTGGAACCTACAGGAAGCCTCTGGTGCTCAGGGTCTTGACCTTATCCGACAGTACCAGCAGAAGCAATGGGGCAACGGCCTGATCTTCTGGGCCAACCCCATGATCTTCGATCAGAATGTCTTGGCTCCCGCTCTGGCGGCTCCTGCACTCGGTGAATTGGGCTACGATCTGGCTGGCCCGGCTCCTGCTGCGGGTGTGACGCAGTACTACTACAGCACGCTCAACAACTACGACCAGCCTCGGCGCACGGCACGGTTCAGCATGCCCGCTGGCATCATCAACCGCATACCTACCGGGGCGAACCACATTCAGGTAGTAGCTATCCCGCCCACGCATGTCTTGTGGCTCGGGTTCAGCGGGGTCACCTCGACCGGCGCGACCGTGGCGGTTCGTCCGATCAACTATGACGGTTCGTACGCGTCCATCACCCAGACGACGTTGCTGTCTCCCACGGGTGCCACTCGAATGAACGCAAGCTTTTCGGGGGCGACCTACAAGGCTGTCGAAATCTTCATGACCGGCACCACCACTGCAACGGCCTCCCTAGACCTCACAAGCTCGATGGGGCAGCTTTGGCCTATTGGTGTGACTCCGGTACTCACCGGCAATCATATCCCGGGACAGGGCGACACAGGGCTTCGGTTCTCCGACTCGGCTCTCCCCGAAAGCTATATCATGGTTGACCAGTCTGGCACTCCCCGTCACTACAAGGGCATGAGTACCAGCCTTACGGAAGTAGTTCGTTCAGCATGGGCGTAGATGTAACACTCACCGGCAACGGCACTATCGGGCCGATCATCCCGGGGTGGAGTGTCCGAGAAGACGCTACCCCCATCGTCCCCGGCGACTCTTCCGGTGGTGTCGGGCAGATTTCGCTGAGTGCTGGGCGTGCGAAAGATAGCGAGTTCGTATACGAGAACAAGTCTACTTTCACGCACCCCTCGCTCGGTGCGCTCAGTGGTGAAGTCATGTCGAACGAAGTCAATGGATCGTCAGACGCTTTGACCAGTACTGTTGACTTCACGCTGTCAACACCGTTGGGCCGAATCTCTGCCGAGCGTACGGCTCGCGCTGTCGGAACCGCTATGCTCGTTGATGCAGGGGAGGCAGTTCTGCCTGACTCTTTGACTTTTGGGGACTACCCCCGAGAAGTCGTGAGCCACCTCAGCGGCGACATGAGCTACCTGTATCCTGACCCTGTTACTGCTGGCACCTTCTGGATGCGTCGCGTCACTCCTGCGGGAGTCGTAACGTCGTTTTCTATTGCCGTGGCTGGTGCTAACCAGAACACTGCTGGGATGGTCACCGACCAAGCTGGGAACTACTACATCGGCTTCAATGCCGCTAGTGTACCCAAGATTTACAAGTACTCTCCTACGGGAACTCTGCTGACTTCGTGGGGGGGCACTGGCTCGGCCACGGGTCAGTTCGGTGCTTTCTTGTCGGAGAGTAGCAACCCTCTTCACTGGGACACCTACTACGACCGCCTTTTTGTGGCAGACACCAGCAACAACCGCGTTCAGGTATTCAGCGCTACGGGTGTTTATGGTGGGACGTACGCTTCTCCCGGCGTCTATGCTGTCACCACGTACCTAAGCAGCACTGTCATCACCGCTAGCTATGACGGCGTTTATCGTGTGTTCAATACCAGCAGTGGCGTCTTGATCCGCCAGTCTACCAACTTTTCCAGAGGAAACGGTCAGATTTGTGGACTGGAATTTTCCAGTGATGGTCGGCACCTGCTCGCCTTGGTCAACCTCGGCACTCAGCCCGGCACTTATGCTGTAGCTCGAATCCAATACGATAACCTTGCGGAAGTACAGACATGGTACTTCAACAACAACCAGTACGTCAAGCGGTTTTCCATTGGCCCGAACTTCATCACCTTCGCTGGTCAAGGGTACGCTTACGTCACCCCGAACCGCACCATCCGAATGCTGTACACAAGCACTAAGCTTCAAGGCGCTTTCGCATACTACCTTTCCCTAGTCGGCATCAAGGACTACAAGTACTACGGCCCGCAGAACACTGCCATTTTCCCCGGCTGGACTGGGAATGTCTGGGACAAGATCAAGCAACTCTGCACTGTTTGGCAGCTTGAAGTAGCAGTTGTCGATAACGGCATCGTCGTACGCCCCAGCGGTCAAACCGTGTTCGTTGTGGATAAGGTCCAGGAAGCCAGTGTACACCTTTCTATCGGTGCACCGGCTGCGAAAACCGTCACGCTCGGATACAATAACGCATCTACGATGAACCCCGAGAAGAAGGCTGTCGGCCTACTGTCTCAGGGCGTTCTCTTCGACGCAAAAGACACTGGTCTTGTTATCACCGTCAATGCCGGTGAGACCGTAATCCAGACCGTGACAACCACAAACTACCCGGCCATTATCGACCCTCCCTCGATGGGCGGCGACCTCAACTATGCCGGTACTTACGCTGTCATCGACTCGTCAAACCCTGCTGTTGCTGTCTCGCCCGCTTCGTGGTTGCAGTACGGTGGTGACATAAAGGCCACAGAGAACATAGATAACCAGTCGAGCCTTGACATTTACGTGACAGGGCCGGGCGTCGTCATCCCCGGCACGGTTGGCCCGTACCGAATCGCCTCGACCATCACTGGCACGGGCGTAGTCTACCCCGCGCTGAGTTTCGCAGGCTATGGCGTCTTCACTGACCCCAAGCAACTGACTCTCAACACTGCGGCCAGCGAAAGCCGAAACGTTGCAGACGGCGCGGCTGACGTAAACAACCCCTTTATGGCTACGCTCGATCAGGCGTATGACCGTGGTGCATGGGCATCCTCGCTTGCTGGTGGGCCAACAGTTGACCTTACTATGTCAGTTCCTACGCTGTCGCTGGGTGGATTTGGCCTGACCAGCGGTGCGATTATCTCTTTCAAAGAGAACAAGTATCGCATTTCTTCTATCACCTACCGTGACAGCATAGCGACAATTAGTGCAAGTCGTTCGGCCAAGATTGCCGACTTCATGGCCAGCTTTGCCTTCCCAACTAACAGCGTCTCCACATTTACAAACCTGTTTGCCAACCCCAGCTTTGAAACTGGTAATTCCGCTCCAGTGCAAGCCGGTTTGAACCTGCTCAACAACCCTTCAGGGAGGCGTGCGCAGACTGGCTACAGCATTCCCGGTGGTGGAGGTTACATGGGCAACGATCCCGGCCTCGATACTTATTTCGTGGCTACCTCTGCCGGTTCTGCTGGTGCCTACTACATTCAGCTTGAAAGCATGTTTGTTCTGGACAAACTCACTCCCTCTGCCACGTATACATTCAGTGCAGAGGTGCTTGGTGTAGGTGGCGTAACTCCGGGTCTTTCGGTGTTCGGCAACGCCTCGGCTGCCGCATCAAGTTCGAATCCTAGCAACTGGTCTAGGGTTTCTGTGACCTTCACCATGAGTGCAGCAACCTCTGGCTCAGTAGGTTTTGCTGTCTACAACGCTTCTGCTATTGCCAGCGGCAACATTATTGCTTTCCGTGATGCTCAGGTCGAAATCGGTACCGGCCATACGGGTTACTTCGACGGCTATGCCCCCAACGGGTACAACGCTAGCGGAATTGTACTTCCCGGTGACTTCACCTCGGCATGGCTGGGCGCTGGAGACAACAGCCCCACCTACCGTTACTCTATTCTCCCCTCGTGGATCAATATGGGAGTAGCATGGGGTGCACAAAGTACTGACTGGGCGAACGAGCGTAACTATTCTCTGCGCATAAAGTCCACATACAACACGACCGGTACCGCATTCGCAGAACTCGTATTCCCCTCTCCTTTTGGTGCGGCTACGGCGGGAGGTAACGCTTATCGTTTCTTTGCCACTGTCCGTACGGCTGAGACTCGCACGGTTGCTCCTTTCATTCAGGTTACTACCCGTGTCGGGGCTGGTGCCTACGTTGACCAGCGGGCCACTGCTCCGTCCACTGCGCCGGGAGTCTACCCCCTTTCGCTCAACTTCACCGTTCCCTTGGGTTGCACCGAGTTGTATATCCGGCTCTACAACGGCTCTTCTCAGGGCGGGCCTGATGTTTGGTTCGACAGCATCGCCGTCATTCCGAACAACCTCCCGTACACGGGTGGGTATTTCGACGGGTACAGCCCTGACGGGTTGGTTCGCTGGAAAGGCTTCCCTGACAACTCACAGTCAGAGAAAATTACGGCCAACCGTACTAACGCCAATTTTCAGAACGCATGGCCGTCGAGCCAGATGAGCGACTTCACCATCAAGCCTCTACGAGTATTCTAAGGTAGACTGGTAGCTATGCCCATCAATAACAGGGAGTCAAACGCTCCCCCCAATATGCTTCCGTGGGTTCGCGCACTGGAGGAAAAATTGGCAGACATGGAAGCGCGACTTGCCGCCGCTGAAAGCGTAACAAAGACCAAGGGATAAAGACATGCCATTGACAGCAAAGAACAAAATCTGGTATGCGGATACCTCTTCGCCTCTTGACATTGCAGAGACAAGCGCGACACAAGCCACTTCCGTAGAGAACGCCCTGAACCTTCGTAGCCGCTACGACTTCTCGTGGAACAACCTCAGCGAGCGTAACGCACAGCAAGGTATGATCAATGGCTCGATTGGGTTCCAGATCGACACCCGAAGCGATTACATCTACTTCAACGGATCGTGGCAGCTAAAGACTCCGCACGCCGAGTTCACGGCTAGCTTCACTGGAACAACCGGTGGGCCTGTCGGTGTGGGTATCTTCGCTTATGACCCGGCACCGTCAACGTCTTCGACCTTCGTGGTTCCCGGCGTGAACGGTCAGCTTGTAATCGTAGACCCCGGAGTCTATGCTATTTCCAGCGTGAGTTCCACGGGTGGTGCCACAGCATTTACGGGGCGCACCTTCCTAGACCTCACCAAAATTCCCAACGCAGGTGACCAGCAGCGCGTGTCTATCACTCCCGGTGAAGACCGAGGCTCGCTGTCCAAAGCGAACCTTCGAACCACGACAGCAAACTCGGGAATCTACATTCAAATGTACATGACTGTAGCGGGTTCCACAACCGTGAACACCCGCGTATTCGTGACGAGAATCGGCTAATGGTAAATCTTGTTCAGGTACCGTGGCAACCCACGCTCTACCTCACTCCTGATACTCTCGACTTGCTTGTCCGAGCGGGCAACAAGCTCGGAGTAAAACTCTACATCTACATGGCCCCAGACGGCCCTACGGACGGCGCATGGCGCTCGTGGGATCGTCAGAACTTCCTTTACCACAAGGCTCTCGCTGGTGGCAACATTGCCAGCAACCCGAACAGCGGCCAGCGAATGCACATGCGGGGTGGAGCTTTCGATCTTGTACGGACGGATGCTGCCGCTCAAGCCGCGTGCAAAGCTGTTGGCCTTATCCGTGACGGTGTTGAAAAGTGGCACTGGAACAACCCCCGCCTGACCAGCATGCCCATCATCCCGACCCTCACCACGCCCGCTGGTGGGAACACTACCCCGATTGGAAATGAAGAAGTGGTAACAGCAGCAGAAGTAGAGGCGATTGCTCAGCGCACCGCCCGTGTCATCCTCCGCGAATTCTGGATCGGTGACAACCCTCCCATGAACCGACCTATGGATATCACTCTCTACGATATCCTCACTGACGGCGAGGCGACTCGTGCAGCCGTCGAGTCCATTGCTCCGCGTGTGGGTGGTTTGAATCAGGCTACCATCGACGCTATTGCCAACGCTGTGGCTGCCAAGATTCCAAGCGGTGGTGGCGCTGGTGCGGCTGGCCCGAACGCCGCAGAAATCAAGGCGATTGTCGTTGACGCTCTAAAGTCAGTAACATACAAAGCGAGCTAAAGTAAGGTAGACTGGTATGTATGCCCTCTATCTGGAAGACCGTCTATAACAAGCTCAGTGAGCCGGTTGTAAGTAACCGTAGCATTGACTTGTGGGCCTTCGCGGGCTATGTCTGTCTCGGATGGTGGGGTACGTTCTCCGTACTCACCGGCATCCCCAGTATCACAGCAGCCGCCACCCCACTGTATGAACTCATGTGGGGGGCGGCTATTGCTGTCTTCGCTATGGTCGCCGGTGTCGCTTCACTGTCAACTTTCTTCCGCATCCCCCGAGTCAGCCGTATCGTCAAAAAGCAAACTGAACGCGCGGCCCTCGTCCCTCTGATTTTTTTCATTGCCGTCTACCCAGCGATCCTAGCTGCACAGGCTATCAGCGGTGACACCACCAAGATTGCCACAATTGGGATCGGCGCGTACTTCCTTGTCGGAACTATCTGGAGGGTAATCCATTTGGGTTGCCGAATCAAGGGCTTGCGCACTCTGGGAAAGTCGGATCACGATGGATAAAGAAACACTTACAAATATAGTTCTCATTGCTGGCCCTCTTCTGGGTGTTCTGGGTTTCCTTGCCAGCCTCATTACCATTTTTCGACAGGCAAGAAAAGATAAATCAGATAACAGCGTGAACAAGCAAGAAGCCAACACCCACGAATTCGATGCTATGCGGCAGGGCTTTGTAGATCAAATGGCGGAACTCCGCAAGCAACTCTCGGACGCACGCGACGAAGCACGGGAAGACCGCGAGGAAGCGGCTCGTAAGCACACCGAACTGGCCGACAGAGTACACACTCTGGAGACAGAACGCCACGAGATTTTGCAGCACGTCAAGCTTCTGGAGAACCTTATCCCCGACCCGCCCGGGGTACCCATGCGCCCACAGTGGCGCTAATGTGCTAGTCTAGCTTGACACGAGAGGGGCTTATGTCCAATTGTAAAGCGTGCAATTACGAAAAGCGCACAGGAACAGTTATTGACGGGAGGCCGTCAAAGGCTTTCTGGGCCGATTTGATTGGCGTGAACGAGGCGAGTATCCGCCGACACCTGAAACACCCGCAGAAGGCCACTGAGCGCCAGTCAGGGGCACTTGTGGCTCTGGAGGCAACCGGTGTTCGCATCCTTGCACTGGATATCGAGACTGCACCCAACCTCGCATACGTGTGGGGGCTGTGGGATCAGAACGTCGGGCTGAACCAGCTTGTCAACTCTACTGAAATGCTGTGCTTCGGTGCGCGGTGGCTCGGGGACGCACCGGAAGAGATTATCTTCCGCTCCAGCTTCCACGACGGCAAGACGAATATGATTGCCGACCTGCACGCCCTACTCGATGAGGCAGACGCAGTGATGGGTTGGAACTCTGCCGGGTTCGACTCCAAGCACATGAAGCGCGAAATGCTTGAGGCTGAAATGCTTCCGCCCTCGCCCTACAAAGAGCTTGACCTCATGCGGGTGGTAAAGAGCCAGTTTCGTTTCCCGTCAAACAAGCTGGACTACGTTGCCCAGCGTCTAGGCGTTGGCGCAAAGGTATCGCACAGCGGCTTCGACCTGTGGGTGAAGTGCATGGCTGGCGACGCTGAAGCATGGGAAGAAATGAAGACCTACCAGCTTCAAGACGTGCACCTGCTGATCGACCTGTACGCGAAGCTCGAACCGTGGATGACGAACTCCCACCCCAACGCGGCTCTTGTCAGCGGAAAGTCAATGGCCTGTATCACTTGTGGGTCGGAGAACGTTACCGACAAGGGTGTAGCTTACACCGGAACGGGCACGTACCGCAAGTACCAGTGCGAGTGTGGACGCTGGATGCGCGGGGTAAAACGAGCTTCCACCAACGACTTGCGTGCGATCTAGTCGGGTGTAAGATAGATACCCTATGGAAAACGAAACTCTCACCGTCGTTGACGGCTACGCATGTCCGATTGATCCGATGGAAGCACTCGATTGTACTTCCTGCCAGTAAGGTAAAATAGAATCATGACCCTCGCAAAACTCGCTGAATACCGTAAGGCTATTGCCGCGTTCCTTGTCCCTGCACTCATCGTGCTAGGCGCTTCGCTCACTGCCGACTCCGGTGGCGGTGGCTCGGTTACCCCGTCCGAGTGGGTAACCATCGTTATTGCTGCCCTCGGCACCACTGGCGCTGTGATCAGCGTGGAGAACGCTATCACCGCAAGCCAGATTCGCAAGATCGAGAATGCCGGTGGAGTAGTCCCGCCTCTCGTCTAATCTTTTTCCGGCCCACGTAAGTGCCAGTTGAAAGGTTAGGTGAACGATCTAACAGAAAAGCCCCACTCGCAAATTATCAGGCGAGTGGGGCTTTTCTATGTCTACCAGCGTGCGCCGATTTTCTCTTTGGTCACATGCCAGACGTTTCCGTCAGGGCACCAGTACACGCGAATGCGATTGCCAGCACTGCGGGTTGCCTGTCGTGCATGGTGGGCTGACTTGTAGCTCGCCTTCCCGCACGCCGAACAGCGTGGCACATGATTCTCTTCCGCCCCCGCATTACGCGCTGACGTACGGCGGGTCATGGTCTTTCTCATTTCGATACCTCATTCCGAAAGTACTTCCGCAGTGTGGGGAAGTGGTTAGAGTCTCTAAGATACACCAAGCTGTGAATGATTGCATCGTTTGCGTCCCGGCTGTCCTCGTGGTCTACCGGTGGCTCCTGCCATAACCCGTGCGCCCGTAGGATGCTGTCTAAGAGGCCAGCTTTGCCTTTGCGGTCGGGAGTCTGCCAATTGATTTCACCGCGCCACAGAGCCGCCAGAGCGCCTTCTAGGGGCACTCCTACAAGATCGGGTACGAAGTCCTGACCGGAACGCGCGACGAACTTCTCCGCGACAACCTTGTCTGCCCGTCCGATGCCACCGAATTGTTCATACCATTCGACAAATCCGTCTAGGCCGTTGTGGACTTCCCAGCATGCGCGCAAAGCATATGCCTCCGTGTCGGTGTAGGTCGCTAGCGAAATGCCAGTTGTCTCACCAAAGTCAAATCCCCAGAGGAAGGTCACTGTTCTACCTGTTCTTTCAGTGACTGAACCCACCTCAAGGCATCAGTTACACGAACGTCAGCCCTGTTGTACAAGACGCTAACCTTCTCAAAGTCATCAAGGGCGGCGTTTAGTTCGTCTTCTGCCTCTTTGAGCTTTTGCTGCACACTACTGACTGCCATTTTCCTTTGCCTCTTTCCTTAGTCGCGCTCGCTCTGCTGCTGCGTCACGTAGCGCCTTGTTCTCTGCGGCCCGGTCAGCTTTCCATTGCTTCCATTGCTCATCGGGCAGCTTATCGTTCCACGAGCCTTTTATCAACTCTCCCATTTCCCGGGCGGAAACAAAGTACCCGGGGAACGTGGTGCCGGGGTTCCACCTGCACAGTTCGAAGCCGTCGTTGTAGTACGTGACGTTGAGCGTGCGCTTCCTGTCGGGGTGGAATGCATTTATCCACACCTGTTCGACAGTCTTCTCGCCATGCTCTTCACCTTCGTTGTCACCCGACTGGTAAACCTCCGGTGGAAAGTAAGCCTTGGAGTACCCCACATACAAAACTGACCACCCGTTGTCAATGAGACTTTGCCGGGTGGCCTTTACGTTTTTGGTTACCTCATCCTCAGTTGCGGGGCGACCGGGGGTGAGGATTTGCGGTTCACTCATTTTCTATAAATGCTCGGAAGAATCCCCAGCAATCGGGACACAAGTCCCACTCGTCTTTCCCGCTCATGTGATAGTGAGACAGGGTTGCAAAGCGAAACATTTCACTCGTGTCCTCGGTGGTACGCTGACAACGGTCGCACCTGAGTACCGGCTTATCTACTCGGCTCATTTGAATGTAACCCCAATCCCTCGGTCTAGCTTCAAGTTCTTACTCATATTCTCTCGCGCAATCTGTCTCGGGTCAAGCTCTTTTACGTCCCCACCCAACAACCCTCGCAATTGACCAAGCTGTGTCACTGCCCTCGGGTCAGTCTCGCTAGTCGCGGCCCACCTCAGGGCGGCTTGCATGGCCCCCGGGTTCTCAGGGTCACGCACCAGAGCGTAGCCGTCCCATGTGATCCACGGGGGCGGTTCTCGCAGCGCAAGAATCCTCCCCTCACCTCCGATCACCGCCCCCCTCGGCTTTAGCTGCACGTCCAAATCCAGCGCAGCCTTAGCTTGCTTGACTAGCTCAAGGTCTTCTGGTGCAAGTGGGTACGGCCAGAGGTTGAGCAGTTTTATGTGAGTCACTTGTCAAAAACTTCAATTTCCAGCATGTTCGGAATCCGAACCGTGGTCGTGAAGGTGATCACAGTCTTACCCTCTTCGTACCCAACGCTGTCAACCCGCACCTTGTGTGGCTTGAACGATACGTCACGGTACTCGATGACCTTCCCCCGGTCACTAGCGGTCAGCCCTCGGGCCATAATCTTACGCGGCTTGCTCATTTACTTCCTCCATTTTTTACCTCAGTCAAACAAACTTCCCATTTTCCCCAACGCTCAGAGTTATAGGCAGCAGCTTGCGCAGCATCCCTCTGACTCCAATGAGACCATGCAATAACATTCCACGGCGATTCGTCATGAACAGGTTTGATACCCCACCAAAGCTCTTCGGCCATTACTTGTCCTCCAATTTATCATGCCATTCATTATGTATTTTTACGCTCATCATCCACAGTACAACCCCGCAATCATTGCACATATAACGTGGCGTCCATGTTTCCATCTCGGTTTCATCACGCAAATAAGTAAAGCGATCCATTACTTGTCATCCTTTTTCACGTTCAACTCAATGTACTTGGCTCGACCCGTGCCGTCAATCTCGCGGAGGCGACCCTGCGCGTAGAGCGAGTCAAGGTAGCCCTGCACGAACCTCAACTCTATATGCTTGAACCTGCGGATGACAAGCTCTCGCTTGATACTGCCACCCTTTTCACGCACGAACTCTTCAATCTCGTCGCACGCCCGCTGCCAGTCGCTTGCACTGATCTGGTCAGCCACGATTGTCAGGTTGGTGATCCAGTCCTCGGCGGCTTCCAGTGACAGCAGGACGTCAGTCAGGTCAATCTGGCTACGTCCGTCTGCCATTGCCATGAGCGAGGCAGCCTTGCGGATTGTCACGCCCATACGAACCAACGAAGGTTCTAGGATTTCCCAGTTCGCATCCTTTTCGTACTTCTGAATCAGTTCCCACTTTGCATCTTGCAGTCGCTTACGCGCGTCGGCAGTGATTCGGATGGGCACGCTGTAGCGGCCCGCGTCGCGCTGGATTTTCCTACGCATGTGGTAAAGCTCTGCTGCGAAGCTGCGTGCGGTCGGGTCGAATACTGGCTGAACCTCTTCTGACTCATCCTTTTCTTCCATTGCGCTGTAGCTCACCTCGCGCGGTTCACCGATTGCCCACTGGAACCGGGCCAAGAATCCGGTACCGAACAGGTCACGGTTCATAGCCTCAAGCATGGCCTTGGGCGTACCCATCAGGTGCATCAGGAAGTAGGTCTTAGCGGATTTTCCACTGGTTTCCTTATTGCCCTTGCGCAACTGGGGTGGCACAACACCGTCGTACAGTTCCGCGAGGTCTTCCAGAAGGCCGGTCGTCCAGTCCTGACCTGTCCACGTCTTGAGCGCGCCGTGGGCCTCATCCTTGTTGAAGAATGACACCTTGCCGTCACGCTCGATTAGCTTGTCACCGAGCGCAGAGGGTGAGGTGTTTCCACCGATGTTGAACCCGCTGTCAGCGCAGAAGATTTCCCTTAGCACAGCCAGCATGAATTTGCGAGCCTGAGATTTACCCGTGGTGGTGTCACCGATTGTCATGCTATACATGTTCAAGAACTCACGGCTGTTCTTGCGGGGAATGTACCCTACCTCACACATGGCAGCGGAGAGTACCGTCCATCCGTTGATCAAGTCATAGGGCAGGTTCTGTTTCGGCACCCGGTCACCGGCAGCGGCAGCGTAGCGCTTGACAAAATGCATAATGCCTGATATGGCGTAGCGCTCCTTGTCGGTGAGCAATGACACCCGCTCGACAACGGGGGATTCTGCGGTTACCTCGTCAGGATCGTACGGCTCAATCGCCTGTCCTGTTTCGTACTCCACCTCAGCCTGTGCCTTGCGAGCTTCCATCACAAGACCGGCCAGCCCGCGCGGGTCGTCTTGGCTCCACTTGCGTGCGGCAGGTGCGTGCCATGCGATTGTCAAGGCCTCTTCGAACGTCAGGAATTCCCGCATCAGTTCGAGCAGAAGCTTGTAGCGCAGACGTGAACGGTCTTGGTCGGCCTTAGGCTCAGCGAGCGCCAGTTCCATTGTGCGGCCCGATATTTTCTCCAGCGCTGTTCCATACTCGGGAAGGCTGTCAGGCGTTTCTACGGTGGGTACAGGGCCAGCGAGGATAGGTACACGGGTCTTGGCGTCTAGCTCAATGTCGCCGTACGCCTCAAGCAACTCTTCGGCAGTGTACAGTGAGCCATTTGAGTAGCCCTCAACCTTTTCAGGGAAACCGTGACCGGTGTTGCTCGTACCGGGAACCCGCATGATTTTGTTGGCGGGAAAGCTGGAAGGGTCAGCGCCTTGGTCGGCGTGCGCAATAGCCATGCGGTGAGAGATTTCTGACGCAATGGCGGTGGGCACGATTTCTACCAAGTCCCAGTGGTGTTGCCACCGGCCAGTGGAAGTCTTGACAGTCCACGTAGGCTCAAGGCGGTAGTTGGAACCTTCGCACGTGTCCGAGTCCATCCATACTGACTGTGTGACCGTGGCGTGTTCTGGCGTACGCTTGTCAGAGTCGTACAGGCTCGTGGTAATGCAGACGTCTTTGTCTGCGAACGACTCGATATCTGACAGCAATTTGTCAATGTCATTGGGGTAGCTGTACCACCGGGAAGAATTGTAGGGAGTTGCGCCCGCATCCTTGCGCCACCACATGCTCATGCGGCCATTAGCGTCACCATAACGTGACTCTACGAATTCCCTGATCAACTGCTCCCCTAACTAGTACCGGTTCTGAATGCCTGTCGCGGCTTATATCTAGTTGCGTATATTCTTCACGGGGTTTATCTTGTGGACTGGCGGGAATCGAACCCACGTCCCTGCCCGACTTAGGGCCGCTCTTCCGATTGAGCTACAGTCCGGGCCGTCGCCCTTTTACCTATGGCTGGGTGCGCTACCCACTTAGCCTTTCCCTAGACGAAAGGCACCACATTTTTAGAAGCTGGCGTCGGCGCTGTCTGGCGCGAAGCCGTCGCCGGTTGACGCGCTGCTGTCATCCGTAGGCTCGAACACTACCTCGACCGACTCAACAAAGTCAGTCTGGAGAGAACGCCCCTTGGTGCCGTCTTTCTTGTCGAACTCGCGCTCAAAGAAAGAACCGGTGACCTTGAGAACCTGCCCCTTTTTGATCTTGCCCAGCCACGCATCCCGCGTGTCGAACTTGAGCGCCACCTGTAGCTTAGTGGTGCCCTTGGGGTCGGACTCCCACTCGTTCGTGTCGCGGTTCTTTACGCGGCGGTCAGAGTACAGCGGGAACTCCAGAACGGAAAAGCTTGCGCTGATCGTCTTGTCCTCTGCCTCAGCGACGACACGCCCGGTGATTTCACCCTTGATACTCAAAATATATCCTCCATACTGTTTGGACTACCTACTCTAGCAGATAGTTCGTGCCTAGAAACTGCCGTACTTGCTTGACTCGCGCTCTTTTTCTCGATCCTTACGCTTCTGCTGGGTTGCAGCCACGCTACGGTAGCCGAGAAATTCCTCAAACCACAAGTCATGATCTTCTGTCACGTCGATCAGGTCGTGCTTGCCCTCTTGCGTCACCCGTCCGAGGTCATCGAACTCAGGCGCACGCAAGTGAACCAGCTTGAGATTGTCCCACGGGGGCATCGGCTCTTCAACCCACGTCCCCTCAGGGTATTCCCCCTTGGAGTTGCGAACCGCGTCAGGAACTACCTTGCGCATCACCACGTCACAGTGTACGAGTGCTGCAATTTGCATGCGGTGAGCGTCCCACACATTTTTGCTGGTCTTCAAATCAATGAATCCAATGAACGTTTCACCGGTCAGTCGGTTCGTGAATTTCCACAGACCGTCAGCGGTACCAGCGTACTCATGAGCCAGCGACCAGCACGTGAACTCTGACATGAGGGGTTCAATCTCATACTCTTCGTTCAGCTTGTCCCACTCCAGCATGATCAGGGATTGCTCCCTGTCCAGTGTCGGGAAGTCCCAACCTCCGGTGTGGATTGACTCGATTGTGTCATGAATACCGGTACCGACAAAGGCACGCTCGTCACGCACCTCACGCCAGCGGAAACGTGCAGACTTGTACGCGTCCTCAGGGGAGCGGGAACCCAGAAGATTCCAGTTCACCACGCACCACTCAAGCGTCTTGTCAGCGCTCCACTGTACTAGAGCGTCCTTAGCCTCCAGCTTGAGGATCGTCGTGACGGACGGTACCACCAGTGGCTTCCCCGTGTCCAGTTTCCTGAACGGGTGCTTGTAGGCGCGCCCCTTGCCCTCACCTTCGCCAACATACTGTGCTAACTCAGGGCGCGACACTACTTAGCCTCGGCTGCGTCGGTGAAAGTCTTGATCGCCTCAGCGTACTTGACTTCCAGAGCCGCGAGAACCTTGGCAAGGTCAGGCGCAGATTTTGTCCAGACCGCACGCGACTTGCCCGTGATTTCGTCACCGGCAGCGTTGACCTGCTCGCCAGTGAGAATCTTCGCCTCGGTGATCAGCCACGTGATGCGTGCGCGAGTCTCTTCGATCTTGGCATCCGTTTTTGTCTGCGGCTTGTCAGTCGGAGCGGCCTTCTGCGCGGGCATCTTTGACAGTTCATCGTCAACAGCCTGTCCGGTCTGCTCAGGCTCAGGCGACTGAGTGGGCAGGGTGAACGTCTGGAGAAGAGCGATACGGAACGCCACCGACTGTGCTTGTGCCGTGGAACGGTCGCCAAAGTCATCGGCAAGGCCAGCGGTCGTTGCGGAAACGCTCGAACCATCGGGGGCGTAGAACGTGAACCGGGTGGTAACGGTGGTGGTCTTGACGACACGGTTGCCAATTTCCCGGGGCGTGACGACGTGTTCAACCACCTCGGGTACCACGATGACACCATGCTTCTGCATGAGGCCAGCAACGTGGTTCACAACCCCGTCAACGCCACGGAACGGGAAGGGAAGACCCGCCTTGCTGGTCGGCTCAAGGCCCCCAGCCTCGTGACTGATTGTGCTGATCAGCCCATAAATCTGGGGTGCTTTTTCTGCTGTCGCAGCTACCATTTACTTTGCCTCCGTCTGTTTGTCAATCCACGCGACTACTGCCAACGCTTCTGCGTACTGTCTTCCATGCGGAATGTTAGGCCAGTCTTTCACACTGGTCAGCACTTCCGCAATAGCGTTTACACGCTTATCCATAAAGTTTTTCTCCGTTCTTGTAGACCTCGCCACCCCAGACACCATCGGCCTGATTGTCACCCTCGTTGAGCTTGGCCCCGTACGCTGCACACTGCTCCAGAATGGGACAGCCATAGCAGAGTTTCATTGCCTGTACTACGGTCGGTGGTCGGTCTTCTGGGTAGTCCATGTACGGCCCGGGGTTGCCCTCGCATTTTGGCCGCGACCTGTCAACCTCGTCTACCCTATCGACTTGGAAGTTTAGCTCATCACTCAGCTTAGCCGCGTCGGGTTCGAGTTTCAAGTATTGCAGTGGGTCTTTTTTGGCCATTTCAATACCCGATTCCCTCGCATGACGTTCGGCATAGTGCTGCCGTTTTTCCTCGACTGTCATACTAGCACGTTTTTTGCGTGACCATTCACGCCAGTAGTCTACGTGCTTCTGTGCATTGTCCTTACGGTACTGTGCGATCTTGTCTTTCGCGCGCTCCCGGTAGGCTGCGTCTGCCGCTTTCTTGCACTTCCTACAGAACCTGACAGGGGCTGGGGTGCTGCCTTTTTTCCAGCCGGTATTTTCCTCGGTGAACTTGTGGCCCTTAGCGCATCTTTCAACCAGTTTTCTTGTGTCTACCACAGGCTAGTCGTTCGGCGCGTACTGCGGGGTCGGGTTCATTTCTTTCATGATCCGTTCCCATGCTTCGAACTGCTCGCGTTCGATCTGATCCTTGTCCATTTTTCTACCTCCTAGAATGATTTGCTTTATCTAACGATAGGGTACGGCTGTCCCTCTGTCAAGCGTAAAGAACTATTCAATGCCGCTTGCACTTCGGACGCTGACACCCCTATGCGGGCCATTGACTCGCCCATAGCAGTAAGGTCAAAAGCCGCGCCCCGATAGTGGTCGCTCCACATTTGCGCCTGATTAGTCACAGTGCGGTAAGCCCCGGCAGGTGGGGGAGCGCCCGGTGTCGCAAAGGAAATGTTGTTCCAGCTATGTGTTTCGTCTACTATCGCCAGACGAGTGGGGTTCACATTTACCCGGTACGTGTCAGGCTCTTCCCTGAGCAACGCAGCTTCCCACTCAGCAAGCCCGGTGCTGGGTTGTACGGGCAGCGGTTGCACATAAGGAATACCCCGCTGTGCCTGTGAGATTTCTGAGCGCAGGGAGTCCCAGTCGGCGTGACGGCCTCGCGGGTACCAGTCGGGTTGCGTTTCCATGAGCAACCGCCAGTCCCTGATCGTCGCCAGCATTCTCCGACCGTTAGCCATGAGCAGGTTTTTGCGTGTCACGTAGTTCATGTCATAGATGAGTTTTCTGAGACTACGCAGGTAAGCGGAAGAAGTCTGGTTCGAGTCCACGTTGAAAGAGCTTGACACCAGCGCGTCAAGAAGCTCGCCCTGATTCACGAGGCCACGGAACTGTGACACAAACACCACTCTTGACAGCGGAGCGCCAAGCACGGCATCTTCTAGCTGGTCGGTGCGTCGTGCCTTGCCGAACATTTGCTGCACACCAACGCCAAGGTCGGTCGCACGCAGCAGCTTGGTTGCCCCCTGTGTGGCTTTCCACTCAGGGTTTTCCCTGAGAAGCGGGTACGACTCGTGAAACAAGGCGCGGGTGAACGCATCGGTGCGCCACCCCTCCATTGGTACGCCGATTTTTTCTGCCAGAACTTCGTCACGGACGAAACCCTGAATTCCTACATGGGGGCGGTTGGTAACGTTCAGGAAATACTTTCGCCCATTTCCCCGGGCAAAAGTGTAGTGGTTGAGGTAACCAGATTTCCAGCTAAAGATATCGCTTCGGACTGTGCGCCAGCGAGTCCACGGTATACGTGAGCGCGTACCGATTCCGCTGACTGCCTGACGAGTCATGAAAGTAATCGTGTCGTCTTTGATCACGAGAGTTTCAGTCTCGCTTACGTGTCGTGTCTCTGGCATAGTCGTAGTGCCCTCGCTTTCTCTTAGTTCTCTATAGTTACACAGAAGGCCACGCCTTTGCAAGCGTGGCCCCCGTGTTTTCCGTAACTTTTTACAGGGTGATTTTGTAGTTGTGGTGCGTTGCTTCTGACGCAAACGTGTCAGTGAATTTTCCACCGGTCACGGTCAGCGTTCGGGATTCTCCCAGCACTTCCACGGTCGTTCCGGTGACGCCAGCGGGGAGCGTAAAGGTTTTGCTACCCGTAGAGCCGTCCGTCATGGCGAAGATGTATGCGCTACCATCTTTCACCTTGAGCATGGTGTCAAGCCCTGCGCCAAAGTTCCAGACGTAGGACTGCGTGTTGAGGACTGGTGCCAGCGCCTGAACAGCCGCGTTTACTGCCGTCACCTTGGCAATGTTCGGCCCGGTGATCAGCGAGTACGTGCCGCTGCCGTCGTTGCTGTGCTGGAAGTACAGCACCCCAGCCGCCCCGTGGATGATGGAATTCCACACGGCACCCTCGATCTGTGCCCCGGTGATTACCTTGGCTCCAGACTCGATCAGGATGGGCTTAGCCGTTTCCACGAATACCCAGTTGGGCTTAGTGTGGTTGGAGAATTTTTCCATCTGGTCTTGCTGCCAACCGTATGCACCAGCCGATGCCGCAGCCTTGCCGGTTGACAGGAATGCGTCAGAACGGTTGAACTCATAGTTGACAGCCGGTGAGGTGTATGCATATTTATCGACGCTTGTCAAGTCATCGACCGCAACATACTGGGGCATGGTGCCGGGTGCCCAGAATGTTTCAAGCACGCCGTTGCCGTAGTTGGTATTGATAAACCGACCGTCGTTTTTCGCACGCGCACTAGCTACGTCTGCCTTGTGCTGAGCTAGGCGTGCGGCATCTGTCGGATAGCTGCCGTTCATTTCGATTTCGTCGTCCGTGTGCCAGCCTACGACACCCGCAGTTGATCCGACTTCGGCGCTCGTCCACTCAAGCTGAGCGATTACAGACACGCCCAGACCGGTGATGCTGGTGATTGCCGAGCCGTCATGCTCAGCGCCAAGATACGTGTTGATCCCTGCTGCCTTGAGTTGCCCTGCATGCGAGGGCTTGCCAAAGTACACAGCAATGGGGAAGAATGCCGGGTTAGTCCACCCCGCAGCTACCGCCTTGGAAAACTGCTGGTAGTAGGAAGGCCCACCATACCACGGCTTGCGCGGCAGGTTGAGAATTCCTGTAGTGGGATTTGTTGGCGTCGTCGCACCGGTCGCTTCGAATTCCACATCGGCAAAATAGTTGGCGTTGGATTCGTTGACAGGATAGCCACCGTTTGCGCCGTACAGGTAGCGCCCACGCTTGGCGACAAGCTGACCGGCAGTGACCGGGGAGGCAAGTGCCCCGCTCGTGGCGCTGTAGCGTCCCTGAGGGGCGAAATAGGAAACCACGTAGTCAGTGCCAGCCACCACATCTACGGGCGTAGAGAGGGCAGCAGACTGCCAACCAGAGGCGGTTTCGTTGGCGTACGTGACCTCTGCCAGCTTCACACCGGCAGTTGACCACAGTCGGCCAAGATGAGTGCCACCATTTGCAGCGGCACCCTTGTAGAACTTGAGCGCATGGATTTTTCCATTGACGCTCGGGCTGAACCGGGTGCCAAGCTCAATCGGTACCGTGTCGGCATCGGTCAGGTTGGTGGGCACGAGGTTGGAGAAAATTGACGCAGTGACGACAACCGGAGGATCGACTGGAGGATCGACTGGCGGTTCCTCCGTGTCATTTTCTTCCAGAGCTTCTACACGTTCCAGAAGATCGGCGTTAGCCTCTTCCAGATTTTCAACGCGCTCTGAAAGTTCCTCAAACTCAGCGTTTGTAGGGACATTTGCTGGCATAAAACAACCTTTCCATAGGTGGATTTTGCAAAACTTCACGCACCACCTTAGCATGGAAATTAGCGATTCAGTTTCATTTTTCTCTTGAGACTACGGTTCATTGCCAAGGCTTGCTCAGCTTGCTTGCTGTGCTGTCCCGAGTCGATTGTATCGACCGCATGCAGCCTACGGATTTTCACAAGCGCGCTCTTCTGGCCGCGTCGTGCAAGCCGTTTCATTGACTGCAAGTTGTCAATTCTACTGTCGCTGGCCGACATGTAGAGCATGTTGTCGGTCGCTAGCTGGAGTCCATCGGTACCAGTACCAGCCGCAGCGATTACTGCCACCATGTACTTGTACTCACCCGCAATGAACGCTTTTTTATCTTCGTTCCTTTTCTTGCGAGTGATTTTTCCGCTCCACTCACGGGCTACACCCTCACCATAGCGCTTGTTCAGTCGCCACGTCAACACTCTGGCAAAAAGTTGCGAATCTGTGAAAATCAGTGCAGGGAGGTTTTCGAAATCCTGCTCCAAAATTTTGTACGATTTTTCGATTTTTGAACTTTGACAGTCGTTGTCAAACGTCACCTCGAAATCTTGCTCTCCCGTTTTCGGGTTAGTAAACCACCGGATAGAGGGCATGCCCAAAGTGGCCTGACGTTGGCGCACGCGCTTCGTCACAGGCAATTTTGTGACCATAGGGTTGTCGTTGATCCACGCGACCATTTGCAGGTCTAGCTCGTCGTATACGCGCCTCTGCTCGGGGAACAGGTCTACCAGAACGATCTGGTCATCAATCTTGAAGTCATCATCCGACTCGATGCGGATATAGCACGGCAGGGAGTTGAAGTACGCACCCTCGACGCGCTCACCTACGGTTTCCTGATTCCTGACCGCGAACGGGCTATATTTGACCTTTGCCCACTTTGCGCGCCAGTCGTAGATGTTGGCTTCTGCGAGGTGCGGCCAAATCCACTTGCAGACCGCGTATGCGCCGTCAAAGCTGTTTCCGGTGGGAGTACCACTGGCACCGATCTTGAAAGCCGCGTCAACCAGCATCAGAACCGCGTGCGTGCGTGATTCCACCGACTGCGCCCGGTGCACCTCGTCAAAGATCACCACGTCAGGCTTCACCGTTGACCACGTACCATTGTCAACCTGTTTTGTCAATGGCTTGCCGGTTTTCTTGCTGAGCTTGGGAACGTCCTTGCGAATCATGACCGGAACAGTGTCCTGCCCGATGCGCACAAAGTATTCCTGACCGACAAAGTAGATTCCCGGTACTGACCACTGGTAGTCAGCGAGCGCTTGCTTTCCTGACTCCGTGCTGTCAATTTGCCGGAAGGGGAGCGTTGATCCTTGTTGGTCAAACGTCCCCCACCAGCCTCCCTCGTCAGGGGCACCCATCGTCTGCAAGGGTGCTATAACGAGAATTGTCTTGGCGTCTACCGCTTGGCAGAACGCCACGCTGATCACCGTCTTACCGGTTCCCATATCCGCGCCCAGCAGAGCGCCACCGCTGGCTCGTGCGGCAACCATTTCGTCTACTGCCGCTTGCTGCTCGTCAGTGAGAGTCATTGGCGCGGAATTGTCAGTGGTGTCAGTCATAATGCCTTTGGGTTGTAGCGGGCCTACATGAGTGTACAGGATGGGCGTGCCGTACACGCTCGTGTCAGGCTCTAGTTCCTCTGCCGGTGGGTACAGGTACCGACCGATATTTTTGATCGCCAGATAGCCCAAATAGGGGGCACACAGGCAAGCACCTAGAATCCAAGTTCCATCCATGCTCAGTGTACCCCCTAACGGTTATAGCTCTTTGTTTCTCCTGTATCTTGTCATGCTCTGTTTCTTCACCCAGCGTTGAACGAATTTCAGACGACTCGAAATCTGGTAGGCAACTGGAACGCTCCAGTAGAAGTGACCCACGTAACTACCCTTTCCCTTGTACTGGGAAAGATACATGAAAAATTGCTGCAAGGTTTCTTCTCGGATTCGCTTGCCAAGCTCAGGCTCAATCAGGCAATTGTACCTGCCCTCACTGCCGTAAGCCCAGTAGAACAAAGGACGCCAAACGCCTTCTGTCATGCCGCGCTCTTCCATGAATCGGCTTACGAACAGACCCACGTTGTAGCGAATCTCAGCGTAGGCTAGGACGATGCGATTTTTGGTGTATCGAGTTTCATCAATCAACATCTTCCTCTTCCTCGTCTTCGCGGTAGTCGTCTTGCTGCTCGTCGCGGTAAAGCTCGTACTGCCATTCCGCGTACTGCTCGTCAGTCATCATTCTGGATACCACTCCCTTAGCTGTCTCGTTGTCTCTAGCGCTAACCGGTGGTCAGCAGTGGTCTTTTCCCGCTTGCGCCCCTTGCGCTCACCCTCTTGGGGCAAGTCACAGTTGGGGCAGACAAAGAAGCCGTGCGTCGGGCTGACCGCACGCTCTTTGCCACACAAGCACGTTCGCGTCATGGTGCCGGGCATCTATTTGTTCCACCAGACACAGAAGTGTTGACCCGCATGTGCCAATTCGCGGTTGGGGTCTATCCCGGGTAGCTGAATGAACGTGTGACCGTTTGCCGTGTCGAGGTAACCGCTAAGAACTCCCGTAGCCTGATATACAGTCTTTTCGCCTTCGATCACTTCGACGGTAACGACTTTGCTAATCATTTCAGGGTCGAACTGGTATTGCTTAGTCCGTGTCGTCATAGCTTTCACTCTCCTGTCGTTCGTTGTAGAACCGAATCCCGGTCAGAATGTCGTACTGGTCATCTTCGTAACCGAATACGTCTATCAGGCCGATCACAGTCTTGATATTACTCATGCAAACCCCCTAGCGCAAGGCTTAGATCAAGCCGAGACTTTTTGGAGGATGCTCAGGCCCGAGCGAACGAATGCGAATCCACCCAGTACGTCCTTATCGAAATCTTCGCTCATTTCGGGAGCCTTGAGCCAGCTTGACAGCGAACCGTCAGCCAGAACCTCGCCCACGTCACGGAAGTGGTTGACCCACGTCGCCTCGCCGTCATCCACCAGACCCGCGCCGGTGTTGCTCATTTCGCCCCACCAGTGAAGCATAGCGGCCAGCCCCTGAGGTGTCGTCTGTCCCTGATAGTCACCATCGTGGTCGAGGACATAAAACCGGTCGTCAAACGAACCACCCATGACCATAGAAGCGGAATCCTCGTCCACGGTTGACCCGGGAACGTCAGTGCGCCAGTTGTTGTTCTCATCGAACCAACCGTCAGGATCGTCACCGTATCCGTCGTCACCGGTCATCCACGCCTCGGCCCATGCGCGCTCAGCATCGGTGCGCGGGCTTGCCCATCCACCAGACGCGGGGACTGTACCCTCAGCGGGCACCGTAGCGGGCAGGGCGGGCTGTTCGGGCGTGAAGCCAGTTGTGGTGCTTGCGGCTGGCAGAGCCTTCTGAGTAGGCGTGTGGCTCGTCGCAGAAGCCTTGACTGCCGTCGTGCTGGTCGCGTTTCCGTGACCGCCCGACGTGGCGTTGCGCCATGTGGGGTTGTACCGACGCGCAGCACGATCCCAGTCTAGGTCTTCGTGCTGGAATGCCTTGGCATTGGTAATGGTCAGGTAGTCGCCGTCTTGCAGGTCAGCGAACGGCTTGGGCCATGTACCGAACCAGCGGATGCCGACACGCTTGAGTGCCTTGGCGAGAATGCTGTCGGTCGATGCGAAGACGAAAGACCCATCCTCAAGGCGTGCGATAGACACGGGGGAGTGGTTCAGGCGCGACAGGTGAATGGTGTTACCCGTCTGGGTGTCGAACCATGCGAGGGCAGCGTCACCACCGATCAGCGAGAATCCTTCGGTGCCGTACTCGGACAGCATTTCAGCCGCAACCGACGAGTCAACCTCGGGCAGTTGACTGCCATTTGTCAGGATTGCCCGCACGCTGTCATGATTGAACAGAACGCCGTTGTGTACCAGCGTGATTCGCTTGTCGATGCTCGGCAGCGGGTGGTTGTTGTCGTTCACCTCAACCGGGCCGTGGGTTGCGAAACGGGTGTGCATGATCACGCTGTCAGCCTTGCGGGGCAGCCCCTTTAGCTCAAGCTGTGAGCCGGGTACAGCCGCCTTGAACATGCCGGTTGCGCCGTTTCGGGTGGCGTAGGCGTATCCGCTGGCATGGGTGCCCCGAACCTCGCCCTCACTCAGCAGTGCATTGGCCAGTTCGCGTGCGTTGATCTTGGAGCCTTCTGCAAGGCTGAATCCGGTGATTGAACAGATGATATTCTCCTTTGTTAGTTCTGAAAGTGTTAGTGGGGCGCAAGGTCGTATTCCCTTGCGCCCCCGGTGGGTGCGAGTCTGACTCGCAATTAGCTAGTCCATTGCTCCACTAGAACCACCTCTTGCTGCGAGCTTACCCCTAGACTTCGCCCCCGGCAAGTACCAGTTCGGACATACGGGCCGAGAAGTTGATCGGCTCGTTCTTCGTGAACATGGCCTCAATGTCCTCGTCAGTGATCGTTGACATGGAATCGTCAACGGTTTCCTTGCCGTACTTTACGAACAGCTTGTGCAGGTCTTCGAACGAGTTGACCCGGTTCCACTCGGCTTGCTTGACGTTGGCGCGGGCAACGTTCACCAATTCGCGGCAGATGTATGCCCACCGGATCAGGTATTCGTAGTCGTAGACCGGGCCCATTGCGCGGAACTCGACGGTACCGTGACGGTTCAGGGCGTTCAGGTTCAGCGAGAGGTAACGGTCACCGCGCGAAACGTCGTGCTTGGTGGCTGCCGTCTTGCTGGAACGCAGGGTGTCACGAACCGCACCGAGCGAGCGAGGCATGCAGTAGGTGCGAACCTCGCGCTGGTAGCTCGACGCCAGAAGCGGCTCAATGGCACTGTAGCCGTACGTGAGCGAGCCAAGCTGGCGCGGGGTGAGGTCGTCCACGTCTACGTGCACGTGAATGCCGCTCGTGTCGTTCTGCGGCTGCGTGGACAGGTGGGCCGTCAGGCTTTCGAGTCCCTTGGAGTGGAACGAGTGAAGAATGGGCGAAACGAATTCGCGGCAGTCTGCACTGCGGTCGCCGTCTTCGTACGCACTGCGCAGCGAGCCGTCAGCACGGGAGTCCCAGCCAGCGGGCTTGACCGCGCCACGTGCGCCACCGGTTTCTACCTCAATGCCCCAGTTGCGGGAGGAACGGAGGCCGTGAGGCGCAATGGCGAACTTCTCCACGATGCGCTCAACGTTCTCGCTCTTTTTGTCCATGAGCTTCGTGAAGAATCCGTTGAAGTCGCCGGTACCCGAACGGACAGCCTTGCGCTTCTCGGCTTCCCGTGCCGCGTCAGCGGTCTTGGAGGCGCGGCGCATGGCTTCGAGCAGTTCTTTCTTGTAAGTGTCTTGCATGGCAATCAGGTAGTACAGCGCGTCAGCCAGCCCAGAGGCCCGCACGCGCCCGTCAGAGCGCACTGGAACGGTGATCGCGTGGCGCTCCATCACGGAGGTGTGAATGGCTCCCTTGGCAGTCGACGGAACAAGGTGGGCACCCTGTTTGATGTAGACGATCCACGGGATGATGCCGATGTTCAGTTCGGCCAGCGCTTCCTTGGGTGACATGTAGTTGTCAACCAGTTCGCTCATGTAGACGCCACCGCGACCCAGTTCGAGGCTGAAAGTGCCGTCGTCGGCCTTGTTCACCTTGACCTCGTTGGCGAAGTTGTAGCGGTCGTAGAAGTTCATGGTGGCGATAAACGCCCGGTACGCGCGTTCGATCTTGCGGGCATCCTTGCCAAGCTGAATGCTGGTCTTGCTGTTGAGCAGCGCCTTGGTAATGCCCCCCTCGTATGCGACACGGGCGTGCGCTTCGACCAGATTCTGAATGTTGCTCTCGTGACTCACTGATACCTCCTTGGTAGATGATGTTGATTGGCTCTGGTTAGAGCTTAGTGCAGTTATGCCCCACTGCGCAAGAGAATCTTGCAAATCAAGGGAAGAAATTCCGAGCCGGACTGCGGTTGACGCAACCCTCTCGGGAGTCCAAGGTTCTCTAGGCATTGCCGAACCCGATGTAAGCGCAGATGATCGGCACACACAGGGTGAAGATAGCGGCAAGAATGCCGTCTACACTGGACAGTTCCTTTTTGGCGCGCTCAAGCACAGTGACCTCCTAATGTCAAAAGAATGGGTGCTGGCATCCCTGAAAGTGATCGCAACTGCCGAACGTACACAGATGTATCAGGGCGGTTTTGCAGAATCGAGAGCTACTCTATCTGTCGAGGAATAGGCCAGACTGCTATTACTACTGTGGATCATGAGCGAATTGAACGCTCGTCCCGGCTGGTGCCGTGTCTTTCCAATTAGACCAATGACCCGGTGTGAAACCCCTGAGTTATGGACGCTCAGGGGCGGGGAGGGCGGGGCTGATTAGACCCCGCCCGAGCGATTACTCGCCCTCGAAAACCACGCGGTACGAGTCGGCCTTGGCGTTGGCCTTCTCGGTCAGCACGGCGGTGGTGCGCTTGTTGCCGTTGAACAGGAACCACACGTCGTAGCCCGCACCGGACTTGCGGTAGACGTTGTTGCCAATGGCAACCACGGCGTTCTTGCCGGTCGGCAGAACGATGGGGTCAACCAGCGGGGTAACGTCGAAGTCCGACTTACGGAACGCGCTCGAACGGCTGGCACCGGTCGGGATCACGTAGTGATAGTCCGAGTAGAAACCACCCTCGCTGGTGCTGGTGCCCTCGATGGTGAGGGTGCTGTTCTTGGCGGTGAGAAGTACCTTGTTCGTCATGTAAATGAACCTCCAGATTGTTTTGCCCTCTCGGGCGGCTTGTTTCTTACAGTTACCAACCTAGCTCATGGAAGCTAGATTGTCCATACCCAAATTCGAAAATTGGGAAGTTTTTTTAGCTGAGCGGCGGGCCTTGCACCCATCCGTCATGTGTTGCGGTGAAAAGCGAGGGAGCCATGTAATGCCAGTGACTTACGAATGTCACTGGTTCATCACTGAACCCCCGCACCTCTTGAGCGTGCCAGAAAGCTTCGCGCTGCTGTGAAAAGTGCGTCAGCGGCATCCCGTAGAGCAAGCTCACGTTAGACACTACAGCACTTTCCCCAGCAAAACCACCCGGCTCTTCGTTGAACCGCTCAGGTGGCGTGAAATCTTCCGACCGCACGCCACTACCAAGCTCAGGGGCGATACCCCCCTTGAGGCCGAATGGCCCCGGTTGTCCAACTAGATTCAGGTTGTCTACGTTCATGCGAGTTACGCCCTCTTTCGCTTTCCGAATACCATCAAGCTACCACCGATGATCGAGAAAAGCAACACCAGAAAAATTGGCGGGAACATGTCAATTCCAGTCTCGGCAAGGCGGTTCGGAACTACCTTAGCAGAAACCTGCTCGGTGACCATTTCGGGCACTGTCGGCTCGGCCACGGGAGGAACCACGACAGGCGGCTCAACTGCGGGCGGGACGACAACCGGGGGCTGCTCCACCGGGGGAACAACCACGGGCGGCTCTTCGACAGGCGGGACGACCACGGGCGGATCAGTGGGCGGAGCCACAACGGGTGGTTCTACGGGCGGCACGACAACCTCACAGGCTGGCGTAGTCCACACGTACCAGTGCTGCGCGATTCCGTTGTCTTCGCCACCGTAGAGCAGACCATCCTCGATCAGCTTGGCAACCTCGGCAGTGGGGTACGAATCGGCTTGGTACTTGACCCCACACTTGAGGCCCGACGTGGGGTTGTCCCAGAACCCGAGATTTTCACCGGGCACCTGTGCTATGTAGTCCTGAGGTGTCAGGAAAACATCGTCGGTTGTGGAAGTCACCTCCCAGAGTACCGTGGTCAGGTCGGGCTGCTCGGTTGCCTGTGCCGGGCTAGCGCTAAACGCCACCCCAGCCAGTGCCATTGCCGCGAACGTAGTACTTGCTACTAGAGCTTTTTTCATTAGTTCCCCCTTGGGTTTCTATTAGTCGTTTGAGTAGTTCGTTTTTGTACTTCGCTGCGGCGTCCCACTTGGCACTGGCAAGGCTGTAATAGCCAGCACGCTCATTGCGATACGCCTGTGTTGCCAACGCCCGATATCGACGCTTGAGCGTTCGTTGACTGAGAAGTGTCAAGTCAATCATTGAGCACCCATTCGAGTGCTTCTCTGAATCCGAACTTATAGTTTGAGGCCCCCTCAGTGGCCCCTATCTTCGCCTCAATCTCTGCCCGCGTGCGCATGGGCTTCTGCTCTGGTTCGATTTCGCCGGGGCGGAAACCGCCCACTGACCCCGAGTTGTCAAAGGCTACGATCAGGTAGCCGTCAACCGTATCACGGACGACTTCACCCGGGCCACCGTAGTTCTGGCTACCGTAGTGCATGTTGGTCGCCTTGAGTTGTACCCGGTCGCCAACTTTGTGGTCAGTCATCAATGAACCTCGTTTCTGTGAGCTTGCGAGCGGCTGCGCTCATTCGATCTGTGATCAACCTTACCTGCTCGTAGCTGGCAAGCGCAACCCTTTCGTCATATTCTTCTACGAAATAATTGTCGCTCTGGTACGCCTCGTTGTATCCGTCAGCAATCGCCTGAGCGTGCGACTTGAACGGGGCAGAGTCCACGACTGACTCGTGATAGACGCCGTTCGTCTGAGTGTAGCGACGTACCTTGACCAGCCATTTAGTCATGAGAGAATCCACTCCAACTCTTCGATAGCGAGCCGGGACAGGCCACTAGCCGGGGCTGAGCGGTACTGTTCAAGGCGTGCGTTCACCTCTTCCCGGGTACGGCGAATCGGCGGCAGGGCGGGCGCGGGCGGCGCTGGGGCGGTTGACGTTGTTGCGTCAATCAAGTCTAGGCTGGAAGGAAGCCAACGGTAAGACTCTGTACCCGAACCGCGAGAGGTGTCAAAAGCAACCCGTATAGTCGAGCGCCCGCTGACGGCACTATATTCTGACAAAACATCGTTCACAGTCCCTTCCGCACCAACCCAAGAGCGGCTTCGTTGAGTAGATTGGTTTACCCGCACCCGGTCACCCACGCGGAATTCACCGGGCGCCCGAACCTCGACAGGTGTTGGCGTCGGTGTGTCAATCACGGACAGGCTGCGTTCGTAGAAACGCCATTCTGCGCCGTTGTCCATGCTGATGACCCACAATTTTTCAGTGCTGGATTCATAGTGGACTCGAACGAGAGTGCCAATCTCTCCACGGTAGCCTCTGCTGGCTGTCTCGTTGATCTGAACGCGATCACCCTCGCGCATCTGTCGTACTAGCGGGAGTGCGGCGGGTGGGGTGGGGTTGGGGGTTGCCGGTTCAGTGATCAGGTCAAGGCGGTATTGGAAATACGTGCCGTTGCGGTTGTCGCCCCAGTCAACCGTGACCAAGTAATCAGGGTCACCGCTTTCGACGTGCCGCACAACACCTTCAAGCCCTCGATGCCCAATGTCAATTCTGTCATTGCCGCGAACTCGGTCGCCTACGCTGTACGGCATCAGTCGTCATCCTCGTCTTCGTCGTAATACTCGTCGGGTTCTGATGCCTCGGTGTCAAGATCGTCAGGCGTGGCCTCTGCGCGGCGCAGTGCGCCGATAACCCATTGAAGCTCTTCGATGATGACCAGAACAGCCACCGTCTTGTTCGGCAACGCCTCATACATGGCAAGGCGTGCCTCGACCTCGCTGGGCGTCTTGGGTTCAACAGGGCCAGCCATTTCAATCTGGCTGACGTACACGCCTCGATCAAATGGGCCGTCATCACCCGAAACGTAATCGTCACGGTTGGGTGTGTCGCGGTTGTAGAACATGACGCGCGTGACAGTGAATTCCTCCCCGATGTGAGAGTGCAAAGAAGTTTGGCGGCTCGAATTCACAACGCGAACTCGATCACCTATCGAAAAAGCATGAGGCATTGACTAACTCCTGTCATTCATGTAGTCGCCAATGGTGGCGAATACGAGTAGTAAGGGAAGGGTTACGGTGGCGATCAGTAAGACGATCACTTGCCGCTCACCCACTGTGAGAACGCAACCGCGAAGATCAGGCTGCTGTAGCTAAAAGCCACGACGCTGAGCAGAATCACGCCCACAACGATGTAGCCGAAAACTGACTTTACCCTGTCAATCACTGTGTCTTCCTTGGTTGGTTGATACTGCTAGCTTAATCGCTCAGCCGAGCAGGGTCAATACCCAATTCAATTCTTCTACCACGACTTTCTTGGCCAGCGTGTCAGGCGCGGCGGCATAGGCGTCCCGCTTCTCAGCTACCAGCAACTTGAGTTGCGAAGGCGTGGCTGGTTCGACGTTGACGAACTCAAAGCTCTCGAAACTGGCGTGCCAGTCAAAGCCGTTGGGCGACTCGACGTACATGACTCCCGGGTCGTCCCAGCTTGTCGTGTCCATAGGGATAACCCGCGTCACCGTGTGTTCAGTGCCGACCGCTGACCCGCCCGTGTCAAGCGTGATGCGGATGCGGTCGCCCACCTGTGCGTCAGTCGTCGCGCGAGGGCGGTACGGCTCAACTGTGGGCGGCTGGGTGGCGATCACGTCACCGGCGAAGGTGACAACATCGTGGTTTTCTTCGGTGTCGTCTTCTGACAGCAGAGCGTCAAGTTCAGCGTCAAGGACTGCCGTTGATTCCGGGTTGTCAACCACATAGCACGTGTTGTGAGCGTACCAATGGTCGCCAGTGAAATTGTCCCGATCTGCACCCCGGTAGTGTACTCCATCGGTTAGCACCTCAGTGACAGTACCATAACCTCCCGCTACGGTTGCCCCCTGAAAAGTGATAATCCTGATTCTGTCTCCCACTACTGCGGTCACAGTGCAAGCACCCCCTCAAGTTCCTCGATCACGGCTTTCACGGCGACAGTGGGATTCTCCACTGACTTGTAAGCGTCAATGCGCTTCTGGATTTTGGCGCGCAAGGTGCGTGCGTCACCGCGTTTTGGCTTGGCGGGCTTGACCAACTCCATTGCGTCGTTGTAGTAGTTGTTGGTGTAGTCGTTACCGTCAAGCTGTACCGTGCTGACCCCGCCCCTCTCGAATGCGTTGTAATTATCGTTGGGCCTGACGACGACACCCTCACGGCCCATAGCGCCACCGTCAGTCATGCGGACTCTGTCTCCTGCTGCGAATGTCATAGTGACAATACCCCTTCCAACTCTTCGATTACTGCCTTGACTGCGACTGTCGGATTCTCAATCGCCTTGTACGCTTCGATGCGCTTGGCGATCTTACCCCGCAGCGAGCGGGCATCGTTCTTGGGCGGCTTAGCGGGCTCAATCAGAACCAACTGATTTGTGTAAAAACGGTTTGTTTCAACGCGGTTGCCGTTCAAGTTATCGTCGAAACGAATCTCTGTCACGGGGCGGCTGTAGTCTGGAACGAGTGGATCAACCACCACACCTGTGCGGTTCTCCCAAGAGCTTTCGTAGCCCTGTCGTACGGTAACCCGATCACCGATTGCAAACGTCATAGCGACAACGCCCCTTCCAGTTCTTCGATGATCGACCGGACGGCCACGGTGGGGTTCTCGATTGACTTGTACGCGTCAAGGCTCTTGGTCAGCTTGGCTCGCAGGTTGCGCCGATCCTTGCGGTTGTCGGCGGGCGTACCTTCGATTATGCGCGGAATGAGCGCAATGTCGTCGTACGGAACGCGGGGAAAATGCGTAAAGTCACCACCGTCCACAGTTGTGCCACCCGTGTACACCGAAACGTTGCCACTGAACGTGTCAACGCTGTAGATGAGTCCAATCTGTCCGATTGCTGCCGTCTGTCCGTAATCGGTTCTGTGCGGCGCAAGGAAGCGGATGGGCGCACCTGACATGAATCCCTCAGGCCGCTGCGTGCGTGTTCTTGGCATTGTCTAATCCTCCTTGGTTTGTTCTGTTAGGTAAACCCTACCGGCTTTTTCTATCAGGCGGAAGCCCTTAGCCCTAAGTTTTTCCTCCCACGTGTCGTACTGATGCCACGTCATGTGACCTTTGGAATAGTTCCGCTGAATCTCACGGATGGGAATACCAGCCTCACCCGCCGTGACCAGCTTGCGCAACATCGTGCGCTGTAGCTCGGTGTGACAGGCTTTGTGTGCGCGCGGAATGTTGACTGTCATTTGTCAACCGTCGTAAAGTCGCATTCGATCTGGCCATTCATGCCGTTGTAGTACACGCGACCACCCGACGATTCGCAGACCTGAGAGAACTTCGCCTCTTCCTTGATCTTGTCCAGCGGTTCACCGCACGCTGAAAGAGTGCCCAGCATGAGTGCCGCCACGATGATTGCTGTTAGTTTCCTCACTGTCCATCCCATCCGCTAATTGTCACTCCGCTGTCAAGAATCACGTCTATCTTGACACTGCCCCTGACCGGCTGGCGAACCGCCATCACCGTGCCGCGCTGCGCCTCAATGTTGTTGTCCTCGTCGGCTGCAATGTAGGTCACGCGTGCGCCTACTACGATTTTGCTCACTTGTTGATCACGTCCGAAATGACGGTGCCGAATTCGATGGGCATCACCTTGGCATGGTACCCCAGATTGACAGCGTGGCGCAGTGCCGCTATCTCGGTCTCGTGGATCGACTCGACAGAGTAGCCGTAGTCCTGCGTGGCAACGATCCAAACAGTTTTCATCACCCCACCACCTTGGCTTGCATGGTGAACGGGTTACCCGCGCGAATCGCAATGTCCACGATCTTGGCTGCAGTTTTTGCGTCGTAAACAGTGTAGGTGCGGTCTCCGCGAGTGGGGTAGTGAATCGTCAGCGTGTATTTCATGGTGACTCCCTCGTGTCAATGGTTGATAATCGAACCCCGCCCACCGGTCGCAATGCCAGTGGACGAGACAAAACAATCAAACACAGATTCAATATTCAATATAGGTGTTGGCTACGAATGGGCTTCGTTTGCCTGAGTGAGTATCTACATCGGTACCACCTCCCTTGCTTGTGTTCTCAGTTTAGTGGAGCGTGCGGGGTTTGTCTACCCTTTTGGGGATTATTCTCCCGGGAAGATCACGCGGTATGTGTCGCGTCTACGTTCCGCTTCTTCCTTGAGGGAAGAGGGCCACAGGAAATTGCCATTACCGAAACGCCACTTGTTACCGTCGAAATGGTAGGCAGTAGCGCCGACTTCGACCAGCGCGTTTTTCCCGGTCGGCAGCACAATCGGCTCGGGTAGCAGTTCGTATGTCCACTCTTGCGTGTTGTAGCTGCCCGTGGTGGTTCCACCCTCGAACGCGACAGTCATCCACGCCGATTGAACAGTGCGCACAGTGCCCACGACGACCGACTCGCCTAGCGTCAGCTTGACGCGCTTACCGGCCAGTGACACTGGAGCGTCAACGATCTTGGTGAGGTAGTCAGGGCGGTACACCCAGCTTCCGCCCGGGGCGTGGTTATCCCGATGCACGACAAGACTTTCACCAGCGTAACCGGTGACCGTACCCTCGATGCCGCAGAAAACCCCACGGTTGACGATCACCCGATCACCCTTGAGTAGCACGCTCATGCCTTCACGCCCTCGGAAAGAATGGTGTACTTCGACCCGTGCAGGAAACTCTCGGAACCGTACGTGTTGCCCGTTTTGCTTGACACGAAAGTGTCATCGGCGGTTTTCACGAAAGAAAATCGGGTGCCTTTGACGACAGCCCCGATTCCCAGACCACGCAGCTTTTCGGGAAACGTGGGTTCACGATGGGCTTCGTCGTACTCGCGGATTGCCCGCTGTGCGTCGAAAACGGCGATTTCCGCCCGGGCGTAGGCGCGCTGTGCCTCGTTCTGCTGGTGCAGCCTGTCGGCGCGCTTGAGGGTGGCCTCTTCTGCCGCCTTGACCAGTTCGGCCCGCTCATCGACGGGGACGAATACCCGGGTCAGTTCGCTCACCATGTAGCTGGCCTGTTTTCCGTCGTCGAAACGAACATCTGCGGCACTGCCAGCGTTGTTGACGTACTGGATCGTCACCTCTTCACCCTTGCGCCCGACGTTGGCGCGAATGCCGTAGCCGCTCTTGTTCACGTTCACGACGGCACGGTCACCCTTTTTGAGCGGTTCGTCACACGGGCTGGGCTTGACCGGAAGGTGCGACAGGCTGCGAACGTTGTACTCGTGCTGCGCGCCGTTGTCGAATCGGACGGTGGCCCAATTGCTGCCAGTCGTGGCGGTCACGTCACCCTCATGACCGCTCAGAATGCTCTGCGGGCGCGAAACGATAATGCGGTCGCCTACTTCAAACGGGTTCATAAACGGGTTCATCTGTTTTTCCTCCTGTTGGTTTGTTGACGCTGGTGTGTCATAGCTTGCTGCGAATACTTCGAACCAGTTGGGGTTCATGTCTCTACCCTAGTCGTTCGCACGCTCAGAAGCAATAGCCTGTCGGATTTTCTCAAGCTCTGCCTCAAGGTACGCGCTGCGGATTTGGTCGCCCTGCACGGACTGTATGAAATCGCGGAACGGTTCTGCAAACGGCGTACCCCACTGGATTTGTTCGTCGTCCGTGCCAGCTTTCAGCACAACGTATTCCAGCGGGAAGGACAGCCCCAAGGTTTCCCCGTTGTCATCCCATGCCGTGACGTCGATGATTCCCACGACGATTTTCCCGCCGTCGAATTCCCGATCAGGCGCGTTGATGACGTACTGAGTTTCTGGCTTGAGAATGTCAATACCGTCGAGAATTTCCACGATGGTTTTGTGATCCTTCGTCCCGTAGGCGCGTTTCAATTCCGCGTAGCTCATGCCCACCTGTCGGCCCGCTCGCACCTCTGCAACAATGTCGTGACGCACCTGTGCAAGCTCTTCTGCGATCATTGCGCGCGCCCTGTCCTCGGCTTCGACGCGAATCGTCTGCTCCCTCTTGCGAAGCGTCTGAATGCGATTTGTCGGGCCGATGAATCGCGGGTCTAATTTTGTCATGAATCTCCCTAGTGTTATGTGAAAATGGGGATTGCCTAGTAATAAAACCTTACGCAATCTCCTAACACTGTACCACGGGAAAACGCGTTTTCGGGTGTTTTTGGTGGTTTTTGTGGGTGTGTGAAAAATGCGTTTCCAGCAAATACAAGGGAAGTAGTTTGCGGTTCCCCCCCTCGTCTTATACAACGATAGTTATTCAGTTATATTATGTTACCCACGTATATAGATATATTTATAGAGGGGGTGGGTTGGCTGTTGCTACTTCCCAGTGTTTACAAGGAATTGGGCATTTAGACGACAGTTGTTGTCTAGACCGAAATCAGGTTCCAACAGTCGAAAGGATTGCCACCACAGTGGACACAGTTTGTTGCTGTGAGCATGTTTGCGTGCCATGCCTTGACGTAGTTTTCACAGACCAGAAACGGCCTGTAGGGAGCTTTGGGACAGGGAATGGATTTTGCTACCACCGAGTAAGAACAGACGGGGTTTCCCTGAGTCGGCAAGTGCCTTGACTCACACTTGCACTCATCGGCAGACTCAAGGAATTCTAAGAACTCTTTGTAGTCGGTCAGGTCAAGCGGGGCGAGTTGTTGCTGTGTCTCCGTTGTTGACGGCATGGTGTCAGCCATTAGAAACGGCCTCCGTTCACGGCGTAGGTTTTACGGACGGCTTTACGCTCTATGGTCAAGTACTTGGCTGAGAGCGTGCGAGTGCTGTCAGGGCGCTTTACCGGAGTTACTTCGTCGGTGTCGTCGTCGTCACGGAATTTCAGTTGCGTTGCCATTGTCTTGCCTTTCGTTGTGGGTTGGTTGATTACTTGGTGTCAACGGGGCGGCACATGCGGTTGCCCATTGTCTTGCAGTTCCAGTAGATCGAAATCTCTGAAATCGTGGTGTTGTCGGAAAGGGTGTCATGTTCGCCGAAACCGTCGTTGTCGCCAGACTCGTCAAGGGATTTCATTTGCTTGGCGTGGAGTGCGTCGGCACGGTCTTGGATTTGCTGTTGACCCTGCGTGTACTCCACGACGATTGAGAGGGGAGCGAGCGCGGCGGCTGTGGTCAGGATTGCGACTACGGCTACCAGCGTGCGGGGTTTCATTACTGCGAACATGGTGTGTGCCCTTCTGAGCGAGGTTTAGGGTTGGTTTGGGGGAATGTACCGGGGAGGGGCTGCAAGTCGCTTAGAACGGCTCACAGCCCCTAGGGGCTAGCTGACGGTGGTCAGTACCGATTCGCAGTTTTCACACACCAACTGCTGTGCGTTGTACCACTTGATCGGCACGGTAACGGTCAGTTGCTTGCCGTTGTCGTCGTAGCACTCACAGCCGACCTTGACGGTGGTCTTTTCTGCCGCTGCCTTGGCCTTGGCGGGCTTGCGGTGTGTGGTGAGGGATGCCGCCAGCAGTTCGAGAATGTCGGCGTAGTCCACCTGTGCCTGAGTGGTCAGGCCGGTTGTGACGTGCCCGATGGACGAGTTTTCCTCGACGATCAGGCCCATTGACTCAGCAGTGTCACGGAACTTGCGGTTGTGGAAACGTCCCTGACGGCTCGTGTCTTTGATGTTCTGGGCGTGGGCGCTGGCGTGGGCGGCTTCGTGGATCAGGGTTACCAGTGTCGGCTCAGCGCCCCGGGCGAGCGATTCACTCGACATGAGGATTTCGTGACGGCCCGAACCGGCGTGCTCGCCTGTCGTGTCAGCCCAGCTACCCGGCTCGAAGTGGCCGTGCTTTTTGCCGGAGCCTGAGGCAATGATGACGGCGAGCGCGGTGGGCACGTTGGGGTTCAACTCGCGGATACGGCCCATTGCCGCGTCAAGGGCGGTCAGGATGGAGACCGTGGGGGTGTGGGCGGTCTCGACGGTGGGCGCTTCGTAGTAGGTCTCTTCCTGCATCTGCGCGAGAATGTCGTCCCCCGAAATTGACAACTCAGCGTCAACCGGCGTCTCAGTCACGGTGAACGGGATGCCGGGGTACTCGACCGGTGCGGGAGCGTCAGCAGCGGCATAGACGGTCGAAGAGGCAACCCCGGCTTGTGTGCGCTGCATCGCGGCGAACTCGCGAGCACCCTTGCGCGCGGTGTGGTTCATGCGGAACTCGGGGGAGTTGTCCGTGTAGGTGGTAACGGTAATCCAGTTCATTGTCTTGCCTTTCGTAAGGGTTGGTTGGTGCGATTGAGTAAAGTCAAACAGGTTGGCGCGGGGTTGTCAAGGCTTTTCTTACAACCAAGCCCACACGGCGAAACGGTAACGAGCGCCGCCCAGAGTCGAACCACAACCCTCGCACGCACTCCAGCTAAAGTCGTGGATTCCGTTGCCGTCTTCCGGCCATTCCTCGCGGGGCAGTTCGTCCACGTCTACATCGAAGTTCGGCGTTGTGTCAGCGTCGAAGGTGGCACCATTCACCTTGTAGTAAAGGTGTTCACCCTCGTTCACGTTGCCAATCATGCAATCGGCGCATACCCAAAGCTGGGCGATAGGGGCGGTTGCGGTGAGGTTCGACATGATGGGCCTTTCGATTCGGTGGATTCGAGCTATTGAGTAAAGCCTATGCGCGGGGGCGACCCAAGTCAATACCCCCGCGCAAAGTTCTTTCGCGAGTTTCTAGCGCGGGTAGTACACCACGCCGTTCAGGGTGACGAAATCGGTTCCCTGCCCATTACCGCGCTCGGAAGCGTCCCAGTAGCAGTTGTCCGAATCCTCGGATGCGCACGGAGGGAGGGTGTATGTCGGGCCTGACACGGGGGCGTCAATGGCGGGGGCTTCCTGTGAGGGGGCCTCTATTGCAGGGGCCTGTGAGGGGGCATCTACGGGGGCAGGGTCAGGGAGGCACGCCCCCATAGTGAGCAGCCCTACAGCTACGGCGGCGAGGGACAGGGAGGCGAGGTGAGAGGTACGCATGATGACTCCAATGAGTGAGAGGCACGCACACACAGCGTGTACGTGAGAGACAGTCAACCAACAGCGAGGTAGGCAGCACAAGGGGTAAGCGTTGACGATATGAACAACAAACACTGTGGATACACACATGCACATGTACCCCAATACAATGAGCGGTACACAAGTGGGCAGTACACAGCTACACCAATGGGGTACAGATGCGCTCTAACGCACGAACAGCACAGGGGTAGGGGTAGCGGGTGGATACAGGGGGTAAGGCGCTTAGAGAGGCACACAGGGCTGCTGAGAGGCATACACATACAGCACACCATGCGCTAGCACACATGCATGCACAGCACAAGGGGTTGAACTATGAGAGTGAGTGTGCACTGAGTGACGCGCGCACAGCATACGTGCGGGCAACTCAGAGACAACTCATTGGAAGCTCACAGGTTGAAAGAATTCGAAAGATTGTCAGGAAAGTTGGGGGGAGGGGCCCGGGGCGCACCTCCATGCGTCTCTCGCCTTTATTTCGGTGTCAGGTGACCCCATATGTAAAATTTTGGCCCGATTTTTTACACGTTTGGCCCATGTGTAAAATTTTTTGCCATTTTTTC